ATTGGATTGTAATTCATCAGATCAGCACATCTCCTCCCGTATATAATTCAACTCCAGCAAAGTAATTTTCCGTAACAACTACTGAATATCCTCTGCACGTTGCCGTTGCGATAAATCCACCAGTCAAATCAAGCGTCTGGCTTTCAATCAATGTTGTAGATGTCTTGCCACCGATGGAATTTATATTCGCCCAATTTCCTACCTGCTCTAAGTTAACCAGGTACTTCATTCCCACTTTTTTTCTCAAGGCATGATAATCCAAAAGATAAGCGGCGATATCAGGTAATATATCAGCATTATAAATGGTACATCCACTGTATTTCTTTATATTTTCTGTTTCCCCGGCTTCAATTTTATCCACACGTTTCTCATAAGAAAAAGTCGTGTTTGCATATTTAATACCTGTAATCTGGCACTGTCCGGCAGCCGGCATATTAATGATGAGATAATTTGTTTTTACTTCTTTCAGCGTACCGGCACTTGCCGTGATGGACGATGGCAGATATGGGTTCGAAAAAGTGATCTTTGTATCTCCGGCCGGCAATGTTTTCTTATAAATGTCTGAGGTTTTTTCTTCCAATGCATAATTTTTCATCTCAATATTCACACCAGAGATATATTTTTCAAGAGATACTTTCGTATTTCCATTAAATTTGCGATCCGTCCCGACAGTGGATTTTACATATCTGTCTGGCTTATAAACCTTGATGGTATCGCTCCGGCTGTCATCCGCAACCGCACCACACGCAAAGCATACCTGTTGTAATGCCTTACGGCACGTCTGGATGGCTAAATAGCCACTTAAAAGTATGTTGCCGACTTCTTCATCAATCGTATATTTTTTGATACCGGCAGTGGTAAATATCGCAATCAGCAGTGCTTCTGCACGGACATTGTTATATACCTGTCCGTCATAAAATATGTATTTATCCAGCAAACCGATTGTATCTATCAGCTTAAACTTTGAGATATTCTTTGTAAAAGAAAAGGCGTCAATAAAAAACGCACCCATAGGGATCATGTTTCCATCTTTATGCTCTGATAAGGTGACTTCCTGCGTTTTCTGCACACTCTTCCATGCTCCATTTTCGTTTTCTGCATCAAAATCATTATTTAAATCTACGATTGCAATATCAGCCTCGTTGACAGATAACGTTGCGGAGGTCACATCGATGTCTTCTTGTACCTTGGCGGACTGGATCATGTCTTTATCCCACACGATATATTTTCCATATAAAATGTACTGTAACTTTATATAACGCTTCGGAAATCTGGTTCTTACAAATTCAATCTCGATTTTTCCATAATTTTGCATCTGCTTGTTACAAACATATATAACATTGTCAGGATAAAACGTCTCCGTGATCAGTTTTGTGCCTGCGGTCGTGTACCATGTAAGCTTCAGCTCTGCCGGAGGTTCATCCTCAAAATAAAGTGTGATTGCCGCGGATGTGTGCTGCTCTGTAAAAGAGATCGTAATCTTCGGGTTGGTCTCAAAAGTACAGTCATCTTTTGATAAATTCTTATTCCAAAAAGCAATATCCTGCGGATTGTCCGGCAGCACACTTTTACTTCCATCAAGTATAAATTGGTTCAGTTCGAAAGTTCCATAATCGGACTGCTTCGTCTGTTCTGCAAATAGTCCAACGGAACCTATGCCCTGGTTATCATTTGTCGTGACCGTTGCGTCCGCAAGTGCGGTAACATCTATAAATTTCATTTCTGCCCTGCAATATGTTCTCATAAATGCCCCCTTACGGTGTCCTTGATGGTTTCTTGCTCGTCATTTTCCAAGACAAGCCTTTATACTGCGCTCCGTTGTCCAGTACCTTTTCCACTTCGTCTTTAATAGAGGAAAAATACCCATAAAAATCAAATTGCTTACTAGCATCCGGTAGTGATACATGATGGAATCGGTTCTCGCAATCCGTGATATGATCTATCAGCTTGTCATACATTTCTGCATCATCGATTGTTCCGATTGAGATCGTATAATTCTTATAAAGTCCGATGCTCTCGATTTTAATATCGCCGTCCTCTGTCCTCTCTGCATACTTTTCCAGAAAGTCCATTGTCCTCTGGATAGACACCAGAGGGATATTATATGTAATTCCATCAATGATAAGTCCTTGCGTGTACTTATATTCCATTTTATCCCTCCGCTATTCCAAGTCTTATTTCTTCATCCTGCAAATACGGTAAATTGATTCTTGCGAACTCTTTACCATCCACCGCCAGTACTACTGTCTTTGCACCGCTGTAGTCTGGCATTTTACTTGCAAGCTTCGATGCAAGGTCGTCCATCCAGCCGGTATTATTTTCAAGTGGCAGCACGGCTTCTCTTCCAGCTTCTCCGATTTCCGCGAGTGTCCTTCCGGTTGTGATACCACCGTTGGCAAGACGCGGCAGGCTTACAGTCGGAATCGTCGGAATGCTTGGATGCCAAGAACCTCCACCTAAAAAGTCAGGTAAATCAAATCCAATGCTATTAAAGCCAGAAATCAGTGAATTGATACCATTAATAACCCGGTTCACCATATTTTCGAACATCTGAATAATGCTGTTCACAAAATTTTTTACAGATTTTTCGGTCTGGCGCAACACTTTGTCTGTGTCTTTCGTAAATAATATTTGCAGAGCCGAAAAGACGAGTTTTATACCAGATAACAAAAAATTTATTAAATCTAAAATAAAATCAACACTATCTTTTATATTCTGATTCAGATTTTCTATAATCGGCAAAATTATAGGCAATATATTTTCTATAATCCATGCAATAATCGGCTGTAAAATATTGGTCCATAAATCGTTGAGTATGTCTATCACAATGCCTATTATTTCAATAATATTATCGAACACAGGTTTCAAATGATTTTCATAGGTATCTTCGAACATTAAAGCCAAATTTTCTAAAATAGGCTGAATGTAAGTGTTCCAGAATTCTAAGAATTTTTCTATCAGTTCTGACATTCCATTTTTTACATTTTCGATAAATGGATGAATGTGTTCATCGTACAATTCGGTGATTTTTTCGGTCACATGCTGTACCCCATCTGATATAGTTGATGTCAAATCAGCAATTACATATAGGAATCCATCTAACGCAGTTTTAAGAGCATCCTGATTTTCAACAAACGGTGTCACAATGCAATCGATAATATCTCTTGCAAATTTTGCCGCATTCTCTGTAACCATCATGAATGCATCCGCAAAAATCTGAATCAGATTTGCAGTGATCTGCTGTCCATTTTCATCTCCGAATACTGAAAACACGTTTGCAAATGCTTCTAATCCCTCTGCAGCAAGCTCTACTATATCTGCGGATACATCAAACATTTTTTGAATATACCCTTTGATATCCCAGGAATTATTTTCAAGGAAAATCGCCATTCCACCAACAAAGTTTTCTGCGATTGTGGCTCCAATGCTGGTCACAGATGCCGCCATGCTTCCAAGAGAAGTTGCCACGGTCTGCACAAAATTATCGACTGATGCAAGCACGAATCGATCGGTAAAAATATCGGTCAATGTATTTTTTATGCTTTCCGCACTTTTCCTGATATTCTCAAATTGTGAGGAAACATCTAATTTATTCCATGATGACTGAAACCCTTTTACAAAATTATCTTTCAGCTTATTGATATAATCGAAAAATTTCTTATATTTATTCTGAATCTGATCAATGGCACTTGTTTGTGCAGATGGGTCTACTGGCTGAATTTGCATCCCGGAACTGCCACCAGAACCTGAGCCGCTTCCACTTGATGTATCTTTCTGTAAAACATTCAAATCATCAAATGGTGCAAGTGCTCCCTTTGCCGCCTTTGCTGCTTTTTTTGTTGCATCCGCATAATCCCCCATTGAATCCGCCGCATCTGCATATCCTCCGGCAACATTCTCTGCAGCCGCCGCTGTTGCACTCATCTGCTGCATCTGGATACCGAAAACACTAGACAGAATATTACTGATCGTATTCCCAACATTAATAAGGGCAGATACGATCATGTTCAATCCTTTTACAACAGGCGTCAACACTGTGATCAGTCCACTTCCGAGAATAGTCAGTAATTCTTTCCACTGCTCAGATAAAATCCTCGTCTGGTTTGCCCATGAATCCTGCGTATCAATAAAATCATCGCCAATATAAGATAACTGGTTCATGACATACTGATAACGAAGCATTACCTTTTCAGACTGTGTCATGGCAGCATAGGATTTTCTGATTCCCTGCTCCTGTGCAAACTGTTTAAGGTTAACCTCAGTCATAACAACACCATACTGCTTAAGTGTTTCTGTCTCCCCGGTGTAAATGGATTTCAATGCAATGCTCGCCAGATCCTGCGATACATTGAAAAAAGATGCCATATTTGCAGTAAGCTTTGTCAATGAAAGTGCCATGTTTTTAGCGTCTTCGGAATTTGCGATCATGGATTTTCCCATGCTCATGAATGTAGAGCCTGTCTGGTATGCCATCAGCCGGCTCATACCAAGGTTTTTAATAGCTGAATCTGCCAATGCATCCATTTCACTGCGCATATTGCCAAATGCTTTATTTACAACATTATCTACCTCTGCCAGATCAGATGCCAGTCCAATCGCTTCTTTTCCGAATTTGATGAGCGAAGCTGTAGAAAGGGCGATTCCTAACAGCTTCGTGATTCCACCGAGACTTCCCATCATGGATTTTATTCCGCTGTTGAATCCATCTGTATTAAGTTTTGTATTAATTCTTATGGATCCGTCATACTGTGCGATCGTTCTCACCTCTTCCTAAATTCTTCGATGATTTTTGCTTCATCCATTTTTTTTGCCTTTATTTCTGCCATCATGCGATCATAATCATCAATTGCTTTTTCCTGTTCTTTCGTGTATTCCTGGGTTCTACTCTTTCCAAGTCCATAAATTGATTTTCCTCTGCTGATCGCATCCAATTCCTCTTTACTTGCTTTCCTCCGTGGCTTCTGTGTCCTTATCCGGATAACGTTCATGAAAGAGGATTGTCCATCTGGCATATTCCATAGCATCCACTGAAATTCCCACCAATGCATATCTGCTTCGTTTAAATTGACTCCGTAAACATGACGGAAATCAGCGTAGATTCTTCCCTGATCTACAAAATAGTCCATGACTTTTTCATTATGTTCTTTCTGTGGGCTTGGGTTATCATGATGCCATCCGCTCATAAACCATTCCAGACATTCCGAAAAGTCATCCGGATTCTGTGGAAACTCCCTGATACTTCCATCATCATTTCCGAAAAGAAGGACGATCATATAGTACTGTCTTTCTCTCTCCGTCACCTCATCATCCTCGAATAACAAAGAAAGCTGAACGCCTATCCGGAAAGATGTATTAACCACATATTCAATTCCGTTTTTCTCCCACACAAACGGGAGCGGCTCATATAAAACATTACTCATCAGTGATTGCCTTTTTTAGCTGGTGAATACTTCTGCTGCTTCTTAAAAATTGTTTCCACAATTGGCATAATCTGTTCATAGAAATTCTGGATTAGTGATACATCTGGTACGAAATTTGGATTCAGCTTGTAGTTTTCTTTGAATACCTCATGAAACAGTCCTTTGCCGAATAATTTTTCAGTTTCCTCAATCATCTGGGTTACTGCATATTCATTTACATCAAGAATCTTTTTTGCCTCTTCCAGAGTGATCTTATCTTCATCGCCAATGCCTAAATCCTCAAGCCGCTTTTCACAGGCTTGTTTGATTTTATTTCCGTTTTCATACAGTTCAATAAAACGATTCATTAAATGAGTGTCGTTCGTATCGATTGTCAGCTCCGCCACCCTTTCATTGTCCTCATTAACGATTTCATATTTTTTTATTCCCGTATTAAGTTTAATCACTTCACTCATAATTAACATCCTTTCCTAATGTGGGACACCAAGGAAAGGTAGGCATCCCACATATGCTAATATTTCATTAACACCTATACTGTTTCTTTTGGTGCCCATGTGAATCCTTCCGGGCTGATCGTGATAGTTCCAAGTTCTACATCACCATTACCATTGATCTGGATGGATGATGTGAGAGTATCTCCACCAGAACCGCCAGTACTAGACGGACACACTGTCACCGGAACTCTGATACAATCGCCGGTTGTTCCGGTAATATCCGTTTTGTAATATCTGTAATAATATGTCTGGCATCCATCCCCTGTCGGGAATTTCTTGAACATATCATTGATCGCTGTCTGCATTTCATCAGATAAGTGATCTCTTTCCGGGGATGTACTGAATGCATATCCTTTTACAGAGTTGCTTGAGCTGTCCATGTTTACGTACTGTTTCTGTTCTGTGTTCGGTCCCCAGTCCTCTGTGATCTCGTTGAATCCATCGCCCATCTCTACGATTTTAGGTGTTTTACCTCCCATAAGTGATCCAATGTCCAACAGTGAGACCATGTTGGTTCTGCTGAGTGCGAAAAACTGTAAATTTAATTTCATCAACCGTTTCCTCCTGTTTATTTTTTATAAAAATATTTCAATTGCATATTCACCGCATAGTCTGTTTTTCCTTCGTTCTGTCCTGACGAGAACACCGGCGATGTGCGGCTAATGTTTTCTAAAGTCATGTTGGAATCTTTAAATTCAATTCCGCTTTCTTCTAACCATGCTCCAAGCGATTCAACTACTGTCTGTGCATCAATTGATGTTTTATTATTTGTCGGGGAACTTCGGTAGACTATCTGGAATGGCATCTGTGCGGTATAACTGCCACTGATATACTTTTTCAGATAAACAGCACCCTGCAATGGAAAAATTCCGATTGACATTCCATCATTAATGTTGTTCCACTTTACGGTAGTGTTATCTGCCTTAAAGCTTTTTGGGAAATCCGGATACTTAAGAATCAATGCAAGTATGGCTTTCTGCGCACTCTCTGCATCCTTTATTGTCAATTTTTCTGCATCTGCCAAGTTATGCACCTCCAACTTCAAAATGTGGTAAAATGTCCTCGTATTTATCAACCGTCGTAACTTTATAAACATCATCGTAGCTATTACTCATCCACTCAAAAGCATGATCTTCTGGAAGCCCTACTTCTGTAAAATCTCCCTTGGCAAAGAAATCTTCTACCGGATTAAACGTCAAATGATTCTGCTTGCATTTATCCGGCAGTGCTTTCCATTCTTTTGGTGGAAGATACGGCTTTTCGATATTGTGAAAATCAACATAAAGCTTTACTGCGTCTGCACTGTCCATTCCGCTTTTGGAAACATTTGCTCCCTTGGTTTCCACAAGGTCTACACCATCAAGCAGTGTCCGGTAATACTTCTCTTCCTCGGTGTCCTGATCTATCCAATAGTTGAAGAGTGTGACTTTCTTGTTATCGAAGAATCCCATTAATTTTTCCTCGCATGTTTTACATTCACAAGAAGATGTTCAGCGATTTCCTCAATTACATCTCTTCCCTGATTCCATCTTGTAATTTCAATCAATTTCGATGCAAAATCAATAGGTGTCTGTTGTGCAGAAATATAATTTCTTTCAATATCTTCTTTGAATTTCTTATATTCTTCCTGCAACTGGCAGTATTTTTCCTGCATTTCTATGTACTTACTTTCATAATCAATAGATATCTTTTCTTCTGGCATATTTCCTCCTAATACCCTGCATATAACAATCCTGTGCCGCACAGATATTCGCACACCGTGTCATAACACAGCCGGTTCTGCGCTACTTTATCCCCAAGCACCTTATCAATAAGTGTTTCATTACTTCCAAAACTGATCGACCGTCCACCTGAGGACATAGACTTGATGTTGCCGCCTTTTTCATCAGCAGCATGGCTGGTCTTAAAATCAATCTGATATAGCAAGTCCGCAAGTGCACAGGTGGCTTTCTGAATTTGCTCGTCATATTCCTGCAAAGATTCCTCTGTAATGTTCCCATAGGTCAGCTGATCTAACTTCGTGGTTGCTCTGTCTTCCCACTTAGGGAAAAGGGATTCCTCGATAGAATCCCCATAATATGAATCTCTGTAAAACTCAAATGTGGTATATCCCATCAGAAATCCCTCCCAATTAACCTCTGGTAATAATTCGCATGATGTTGATCGCCTTGATTGGGTAATACTCTGTCTTATCCGAATCGTTGTTCTGCGCAATCTCCCAGTTTGTGCCTGCCTCAAGCTGTTCTGCTGTCGGAGATACAATGCTTGGAGTTTTCCAAGAAATACCATATGGAGAAAATACTTTTCTCTGTCTTGTATACAGAGTAGTCTCTCCACCATTTACACTGGCTTTACGCTCCATTTCTGACGGAACCTTTACTCCACAATCTGTAAACTCAATAGAACCGTTTCCAAGAACATATGTGGTATATTCTGTATATGCTTCTGCGGTTTTCTCATAATAGTTAGAAGTTGATGGATCACCTTCTGGAGAAGCAACAGCACTGTAAACTTTTCCAGACAATGTGTAATAGGTTTTTCCTTCCTGCACAGTTTTATCTGTGGATTTCACATATACCGCTTCGACCTCTTTTGTAGGCATAGTATCGTCAATAAGAACGATTCGACCATTTAAAGTTGCCAATGGTAAGTTTCTCTCAATTCCATTCTCATCTGTATATTTCAGATATTCTAAGAGTTTGAGGTTCTCCAGAATAGTTGCGGTACGAGAATGCATGATCACAAGTGCAAAGTTTGCTTTCCTATCACCAAGCGCAATCTGCATACCTGTGTTAAGGGTAGTTGCGCCAAAAGTTCCATCTTCTTTTGCAGATACATCATAAGTATGTGTTTCTACAAACTTCTTACCTTCTCCAGAGTTCATGGAGAACACCCCTTTAAGAATGCTAAGAAGCGTATCCTGATCTACATCATCCCAGAATTCTGCTACTTCTCCGGCTGCTGCGGAATAGTCATCACCTGAGATATCAGATACAAAATCTTTTTCCGTCCATCCTTGTGCTCTACCGATAACGATACGCCCCATTGAATAGTTTCCACGGCTCTCTGCTGTAATGTTTGTTTTACCGTCATAGTTTACGGTCTTGCCCGATAAGCGCGCCTTAATCAGAGTTGTGATAAAGTTGCCGCCTTTCTGATCCGGCAGCATAGATGCATACTCGCCACGCTCCACGATCGCACCGCTGTGAAGCAACTCATTCAAACGAAGATTTGGTGTCTCACGCACTGCTGCATCAAATACTTCGCCATTGAAATTTACTAAATCAAATAATGCCATAGATTATTTCTCCTTCTTTCTGTTCAGATATGGTGTAATGTCCATATCCGGGTTCTGGTTTTTCAGTTTCATAAGTTCAGCCATAGAAAGTTTTGCCCCATCCGGCTGATTAATTGGATTCCCGACAATCTGGCTACGGTTCTGCTGCGCCTTAAATGTCTTGTCATCAATGAGAATGTCCGGCTTGTAATTGCCTTTATCATCCTTGACAATAGCATCGAAGAGATCTGAAATACTCTTTCCGCGTGCTTCGTCCGAATTCAGTTTTTCAACAAGCTGTGCTTTGATAGCATCAGCTGTGATTGTGTTCACAAAATGCTTATCTGTGAAAAATTCTGTAACAAGTCCATCCAGTCTTGCTCGCTCGTCTTTCTCTGCTCGCTCTTTGCGTTCTGCTTCCAGTGTGGTCGTCAGTTCTGTAATCTTCTGATTTAACGCATCTGCATCCGGTGCAGCATCTCTCATGGTCTGTAATTCCTTTTCAAGAGTTTCCTGCTTCGTTTCGAGTTCTTTCTTCTCTGCTTCCAAGGTAGCAATCTTATCATTTTTTTTCTGAACCTCAAGATCCGATACAAATTCCCCAGAAAACGCCTTTTCAATTTCTGGTGTAATCTCAACACCGAGAGTTTTCAGTTTGTCGATAATATTCATTTATAAGTTCCTCTCTTTCTTAAAAGTTGTTAATCCGGTCAGCCCGGCACGAATGAGTTGCTATTTAATCCATAGCTGGCAATCGGCACTGAAGGATTCGAACCCCCGACTTGCAGAACATCTGCCAATTCTTCCACTGAATTAAATGCCGATATATAAAAAGCACGCCCAAATAGGACGTGCCATAATAACATCCTATAATTTTTGTAGGGTAGCGGGCGGATTCCTGCGTTCCGTCCGGTGCTTTTCTTTTATAATTCTATTTTATCATTGGAACATAAAAGATTTGTGCCATTTTTTAGACATGAAAAATACACCTATATTTCAAGGTGTATTTTTCGGAGAAATTTATTAATGTCTGGGGGATTTCCGACTATCACGGCAGGCAGTCAGCCTGTTTGATTTTCACTGTGAAAGGTCACTTCTTATGACAATATTATAATAACTCATGTTTGAATATAGTTTGTGCCATTTTCAAGTAAAGAATAGAGCGCCTATTTCTAAGCTCTCTGATTACCTTTTTCCCTAGTGTACTTCCAATAGTAACGGTCTGCGCTGATCCGCTCTTGTAAATACCTTTTCCCATAATTTCAAAAGGTGTACTTGTCCGTAAAATGCACAATGCATCATTACCATGTACTTATATTCGTTATATGTATCTGCGCCACATTCAATTAAGCAATCTATTATCTCGTCGACAATTGGTGTTAAATCTACAATTTCTTTACGTTCCTTTAATGCTGTTTTATCCATCTCAAGCTACCTCGCTTTCTCGCCAGATCACATGATATGTTTTCTTCTGACCATCACTCTGCACATACTCAATGTCTCTCGGATATCCATTCTCTGCATACCATGAACGAACCATAGTAATAACCTCTGGTGCATATTTTCTAACAGTTCCCTGCCATTTCCCCTTGCTCTCCCAAGTTTCCGTATACATACTTTGCGGAATGTCAAGGCGACGAATGATTTCATTTACTGCCTTATCTGCTGGTTTGCCAGAACTCTGATAATAAATTCCAACCTGTCGGGCAATATGTACTGTATCAAAATACTGCTGATCCGCTTCAATCATAATCGGAAGTGTCACATCTGCTTTTTCATAAAGTGATTTTGCTGTGAGAAGCTGTATCTTACTATCACACCCAGCCGCTGCAAGCATTGGTGTTAGGATTTTTACTGCATTATTTACCGCTGATAAACTCTCTGTATGCTTTCTGGTTGTTTTAACTTCTTTCCGTTCTATTCCATTATGAATAACATCTTCCATATCATGAAAGCGGTTGATGTAGCGTGCCGTGAATTCTGTTCCCTTAATACCTGTCAGTTTGTGAGCGATGAACTCGCAGCCTTTCTTGGTAATGTCATAACATGGTAATGTCTTATTTTGCTCTGTTTTATATGTATTTTCTCTAAAGAAATCGGTAACCTCAATTTTGAGTTCTCCTAATTCTTCCACATACCCCTTGATATCACGTATTAAATTGTAATGCTTCTTTCCTACCATTTCTGCCACTTCTCTGCTGTCTAATGTCTGTTCAATCTGATTCATAATTTTAAATTCTCCTTGATTTTTAGGCTAGAATCTCCTATTATGAACAAAGAGATTCCGTTTATGGGTTTCTTTGTTTTGAGTAAACACGAACTTTGATCGGTGGGTGTTTACTCTTTTTTTGCATTTTTAAGAATATCTGTCACAGATACATCTAATGCTTTTGCAATCTTTCCTAATGTGGCAATCTTGCAATTCTCAGTTTTCATCAATCGCTGATAAGCTTGATAATTCATTTCAGCTTTTCCACACAAATCATATGGGTTCATACATTTCTCAGCCATTAAAAGCTGAACTTTAAATGTATCAATACATAACTGGCTTTTAGATGTTGCCATATCTCTCCGTCTCCTCTCTTATAATTTTCAGAAGTTTTTCGTTCTGATGTTTTTTATATTATCAGAAGCTTTTTGTTCTGTCAATATAAAAGAGAATGTTTTTCTTCTGTTTTTGTATTTTTATGATATACTAAAGATAGTAAAGGAGGTGTATTTTATGTTAGTTGGTGAAAACATCCGTAAATTTAGGAAAGAAAAAGGACTTACGCAAAAAAAATTGGGGGAATTATCTGGAATAAACGAAGTCCAAATACGCCAATATGAAATTGGCAAATCCAAACCCAAAATTGAAACTCTTGAAAAAATTGCAAAAGTTCTCGACGTAAAGGTTTTTACATTACTTGACGGCTGCTTTGGTGAATATAGTATTGACTATCATAAAACTACTGAATATAAAGAAATCGAACGGAGCACTCTTGGTTTTTATACTGTTATAAAGCTACTTGAAAGTATCTACAAACGTGCAGAAGATGTCAATGTAGATACTTATAAGGACGGTTCTCTACAATATTCAAGTAATTATATTTCGATTGGTGAAGGTGATAATAAAATTGCTATTCCAAATGGTGCTTTTGACAAAATTGTTGAAAGCATGAAGTCTCATTTAACTACTCTCGTTGAATTATCCGGTGAAAGGGAAACAGATTTTTTGCAAAATTGGAAACAAGAACCTGATATTGACACGCTTGAACTCAGCGTACCTGAACATATTAAAATCCTTTTAGAAGATGACAATAGCAATCCTATACCTTATTTAAAACCTTTCTAATACTAAAGATCCCCGCCTACGTCATGTAAGCGGGGATTTTATTAATGCACATTTGCTTTCTGTATGGTAAAATTTAAATATCATTTTACACAACAGAAAGGACAGCATCATAAATGACAATAATACAAAAAATTCTTGATCTGTTTAAATTACCTGATACGTCAAATTCCACACCTTCCATCCATACAGTTACACCATATGCTCCTAATCCTAAAATGGAACAATATTATAAACGTGAAGAACTGAAAAAAGAGAATAACTTAAATATAACCTATCAAGACGTGGCTATTTATGATATGAAACCTTTCGATTTAAAACACCAATTCATTTATGAACATTTCACATGCATCTGCCTAGATACCTATAATCTTGATAAAGCATACGAATATCTTCATAACGCTAATGCTCTTATCAAACCTTTTTATAAATATTTTAAAGGTGCCATATTACCAAATAATATTGACACTAATTCTGCTATAGGAAGCAACCTTCCCGTTTCCCATCTTAGGCTTACCCCATATACCTCGACCATGAGAAAATGCAAATATCCATTTTATCTGTGGTTAAGTTCTCATGGTAATCATGGTAATTTCTATCTTTATAGACTATATTTTGACCAAAACGGTGATTTTAAAAAAGGCGATTTATCTTTTACCAGTAAAAATGCAACAGTATCCTATCAAATTCAAATCCGCAATGATGGCAACGAAAACTATGTTCGCAGAATTGACAAGACATTATATATTGAACCGTATGGCACTACTATACTCTATATTGATGACCAACGAAGACAATAAAGAGGAAGCACTATGCTCCCTCTCCTTGACTTTTAGTTTTTAATTCCATTATTTTTCTTGAAAACTCCACATCCAAATCTTTAAAAAGTTCTCTATTAGTATCTAGACCATCTTTCCAAATACCTCTTTTTTTTGCATCCTCTATGATTTTCTCTTCTTCATCAAGTTTCTTATTTAATAAATCCAAATATTCCGCCTGTACCTGTTCTCTATTCATTTAACCACCTTCTATATCCTATGTGTGCGCGTTCTGCTCGTGTTATAGATTCTTCATGAGCTGTATCTTCCTCTGTCAAATCAAAGATACTCTTATGTTCGTCTATGTCCACTTGACTTCTATTAAATTCATATTTATATTTTACATCCGCTCCACGCAATACTTCAAGCTGATAGTCATTAAATAATTCGAAATCTGCTTTACTAAATGAAAATTCTGTATAATCCGCCGGATGATTGTGTGAGACAATTGCCCCTATTAGCTTGTCTTTTAAATCTGCATCTGGAAAAACACTATTTGCTGTACCATAACATCTGTATATTTCCCCTGTTTTAGTAATTACGCATGCATTCTCAATTTTTTCATTTATGGTTTCTTTTTCGAAATTCCTCAATGTATTTTCTACTGCCAGATTATCTGATAAATCAATTTTCCCTTCTAAGACCGGATCTGGATGTTTTGGCACCTCCCAATTATTATCATTTGCTGACAATCCTTTATTCTGCACACTATTCTGATAAGCCGTTGCCCTGCCATTTGCCACCGCAGACTGTTTCTTCTTGAATCCTGCCACCTTAATTCGATCCGCCTGTGTCTGCAAGTCATTTGCTTCACAGAACTGCTGATATTTCTTATTCTGCATCCGAAGCTTATACGCAAGCTGGTCATATTGTGGTTGTAGCATTTCTTTCACATCTGTCTCTGCAATTCCGTTTAATTCTTCCTGCTTTGCTAATAATTCACGCTTGGTCTGCCGTATAGCACGTTCCATTCCTCTCTGCTGCTGTTGCTTTTCATATGATTCTTGGCTCTCATGCACATCAATTTTGGGATTTCCATCTGCGTCAACATATGGATTTCGCAGAGACTTATCCCAAGGCTTATGAGAATGCCGGCAGTTATAACCATGCAATCCCAGAGGATTAACTACTCTTCCTTGTCCTGTTGCCGGATCAATGGTATATCCGGTTGCCTCTAATAAATTCGGTATTCCTTCCTCACTGCCAGATATCTTATACACTTTCCCTTGCCAATGGTCGTGTGACTGCAATCCTTCCGGATGCTTCTTATCGTGTCTGGCTCCCATATGCGCTGATACAAGCACATATTCTATTCCACCCTGCGCAATGTATTGATTTGTCACCTGCGCTGATGTCTGATTCATGGAAGTAACGATGCAACACCGAACCGCCGCCTCTAACGATCGTCTGGCACCTGTCGGATAGTCAATTACAACACCGCTCTGTGCGTATCGGTCGAGTACTTCACACACCGCGGAACTATACGACTGCATTCCCGATGCCACACGATAATCTACCTCATTCAGCATATTAAGCAAATCTGTCTGCGTCTGCATCATTGTCGTTCTGGTGAGGTTGCTTAATTCTCCAAATGTTTTCATCATTTCCGCATTCATAGCCATAATGGCGGCATTATTCTGTAATGGTGTCTGAATATCTATAAGCTTTTCCAGAACATCCGCATCATCAGAGAATGAAGTCATAACACTGTCCCTTAACAACCGCCGGACTTCATCTCTGCTTTTCCCTGTCACTTGTGAAATTCTTTTTACAATTTCTGTATTATGCAATCCCATTTGCTGAAGCTTCCACAGTTCACGATCAGCAGTACCAGACAATTCACCGGATTTCATCAGACGCATAGCAATATCTTTAATAATCCAATCTTCAAGCTCCTGATACATCTCAACTAATTTATCTGATTTTCCATAAAAATAATCTGGTGTCAGCATTTATCCTTTTCCTGCCTCTCTTTTTACAAGATCTATCCACTGCTTACCGTGTTCTCTTTTGGCTGCCTCAAACCAATGGTCCTCTGTTCCTGCTGTGTTATATTTTAGTGGTGTTCCAGTCGGGTATTTCTTTTCTCCCTTATGTGCCCATGAACTACCGTTTTCCGCAAGATATAATTCACCCATATACTGATAATGTGCGTATAGTGTATCAGTTACAATCAAACCAGGTTCTGCTATATTGGTTTTCCCTACCATTGCTCCCTGCTGAAATGGCATATAAGGAATCATATCATTCAACACTTGCATATCCAGCTTGTCCTGTGCCCGGCTTAAATTTCCATCCATGCGCTTTGTATCAAGCTTTATATTTACACTTCCAACTGTTTTGTTGTACTTCATTACTCGCCTTTCTTCTTACTGATTACTGCTAAGGCAACGATTGTAATACAAATAATTAAAATGTTCATTGTTGATACTGCCATGATTTTATTCCTCCCCAAACAATCCTTTTTCTTTTTGACCTGCATTTTCTTCGTCACACTCCGCAAACATCTCATCAATTTCCTTGTCGTTGAATCCCTCATATTCTTTAAGATACTTGCGTTTACTGTATACGCCATTCATCATCAGCTGATATGCGCGAGTGCGGTCCTGTTCAAATGATGCCAGCAGATCCTTAAAATAAAACACATCTTCGTCTGCCACATCATCATCCAACGCATTGACATACCCACTCTGCATATTGAAAAAGACATCACAGTATTTATCCAGAGCATATATCAAGTCTTTAATTGCTGATTTTAACGATGCTCTGATATCGTTAATTGTCTCCACTGTCTCACTATCATCACTCTCAATCTCTGTTGCTGTGGCAACTCCAGTCTTACGATCAAGCACGAACTGTCCTTGTGAGAATCCAGCTTTTGTAGAAATCATGGAAAGAATAGAGTTGATATCTGCCACCCTCTGTTCTGTTAGCAGCGTCGGCACATGCTCGTCAATAGTGTTCTGCGCATCAACCCCCCGCTTCAATCCCTTTACAAATCTCGGAAGTTCTACTCTCTCTTTATCACCGGTGTTCTTGTCACGTTTCATCAGAGCATTTTCGTCTATAAATGTGATATGTTGGGAATCGTCCACCTCATCATCTTTCCGGCTCCATGCCACATCCAGATTACGCAATTCCTCAATACAATTTGCAAATACTGCCACGCCCTCCGGAGATGCATAATCAATCGTGTTGTTATATGGCATTTTAAAATACCCGAACAATGGCTTTTCCACATTAGAAATACTGATTGATTCCGATATATCTTTCCACTCAGGCACATCCGTCAATTTGATGCTCCTGCCAAGGCTGTCACTGCCCTTGGACTTAAAAGCCTTGTTCTCAATTGTATAAGTTCTGCCGCTACCTTCTCCATCATCTGAAATTGAAGATGTGAAATGCTGATACTCCAATCGGGTATAATAATCATCACCCTTTATCTGTCTGTCGATAAAGATAACACCCAAGATATCCCCATTGCTGTTCTTTTCTGTGACTGCGAAACTGCCGGGCATTACATAGTCGATTGCTCCGGCCGGATTATATGTACCATTAGGCTTAAGGATAATACCGCCAGCACCGCAAGCATCCTCTACCTTATCCCGAATGGATTTCTGAATCATTGCCTTAACGCACTGATTAATGTAATCCGCTCTGTCACTTCCGCTAATCGTCACATTGAGATCCAGACAGGTCTTTTTGCTTGTGTAATAACAGAGAAACTTTGCAAAATTGATTGTCCGCACATTCTTACTCATCCAGTACGGTCTACCCTTGATAATGTTCTGCCACTCAATCTGCGCCATCTCCATCAGATCAGATGAGATAATATCAACATTAAATTCTTTCTTTGCACTTGTTTTAAATAAATTCATGAAAAACTCCTTTACTCTTGCGAATATGTTCATACGTCACCACCTACAATCTCATAGTAAATGCATTATCTTTCAGTAAAATTCCGTGATTTGTCTCGGTAAATACCGGCTCTGTTCCTTCGTATACTTTCAATTCAACATCCTTCCGCAGAATATCATTTTTGCCATTATCTGAAATACACGCAATCACTTCTCTTGATTCCTTGTCTACAAGAACATAATGCTTACTCTTCGTATTCTTCATCATCTACCTCCTCGTCAATCTCATCATCATAAAGTCCATTGTTGCGGCGGCTCTCCATAATCACACGGTTTAATCCATAAATCAGAGCCATTACGCAGTCCTCTCCCAACGTAGGGTAAGCATCTGAAAAGCTACCATCTGCCAACTGCTCATGCTCAAGGGTTGTTAATTCATGTGCAAGATTCGGGCATCGCTCTGGGTCCACTACAATCTTTGTGGTCTGTTGCAGCCACTCCCAACAATAATCTCTTCCCTTGCCAGAACCCCAACGCTTCTTTGCACCGATTGCATTAAATCCCCAATCCTGCAACTCTGCAATGGCATCTGGTCGTGCAGAATCACATATAATTTCTTCTGTTATATATTTCTTAATCTTCCGCGCAAATGTGCTGTTCTTACAACGCTTTGAAAACACCTCTGACACGCAATACAATGTATCCGCGTCCTCGTCATAGTAAGCAACCTCAAATGTCTGTGGATGCTCGAAACCAAAGTCCAAACCATAATAGAAGAATGGCATATTCTCGATCTCTGCGTCCGTGATAGTGCGTTCTTCCACATTATCGAAGATACCACCGCCGGTTCCGGTCACTTCGCCCAGGTAGTTGTTCCGATAGTACAATGGCTTATGTGCCTTGAACCACTCAGCACGTTCGAAGAATCGCTTACCGAGCCACTTCACCGGCACATTATAGTAATAACTGTGGCATACTCTTGTCTGTGGTTTGTTCCGGCACTCTTCCACATACTGATTCATGAAGTTGTTCTTTGATTTCGGCGGATTGAATATCTTGATATCAAGTGCAGGCGTATCGGATCTAAGGAATGTATCCTCGATATTATCCATCTGCTCCACGCCTGCCATTTCGTCACACTCTTCATGAATCAGCAGCTTTACATATCCAAACGGCACGTTGAACGATTTAAGCGAAATAGGCTTGTCCGCTCCCACGAACATTACCATCTGTCCTGTTGGCTTGTACACCGCGCACATAGGAGACTGTTTGAAGTCCCAGTTATCCAGATCATTGTACCGGATTACAGTCTTCATGAACTGGTTATAAACAGATCCACGCAAGTCAACCTTATATCGTCTGGTATATACGATATGTGCCTGTGGATCCTGCCGGATGGTCTCGTATGCCAAGTCTCCCCAGAAGTTGGACTTGATAGAACCACGACCGCCCTTGGAAATAATCTCGTGCACATCTATTTCCCCAGCAAATGCTTCATGCACCGTCCGGTATATTTCTACAAAATCCGATGTGATATCAGTAATCGGCACCGTCCATAGTGGTGCTTTCTCACGCTTTTCTTTTTCCTCTCGCTCAATTCTCTGCTTCTCTGCAATAGTCAATGCCTTTTCCAGTCCGTCCATCGCCTTAAGCTGGTCGGAAAAGTCCGGAGCAAACCCCAAGCCATCTACAACCTCACCTTTAGCAATCTTACTTCTACGCTCTTGGATATCAGCAAGGCTCATAATGTCGCGGTGCTGCTCCTTTTCGATGCGTTCGGTCAGAGACGCTATATACTGCGACACCCCACGATTTTCCATGATGTTTTTCTGGGCGTTTTTTGCAGTCTTTGCAGAGTACCCAGCACTAAGCGCCGCCTGTGTTGCATTACCGCCATTCTTCACATATTCGTCCGCAAATGCTTTCTGTTTCGGTGTGAGTTCTTTCTTCATCTGCTCACCGCCTTATATATATCCAGTAGGCAATAGATCAGGTCTACCATAGAGCAGGTCTTTAATATCTCGTAGTCTTTGGTTTTCCATTCCTTCTTTCCCGGATTGTAACACTCTACCGGTGTGATAATGCGATAGGAAGTAATCATGCGGTTCTGGTCAGCAGAATAAAATTGGCTCTGGTTAATTTTAACAACCATACCTCGCTTTATAATCGCTGTCTGTAATTTTTTCATCTTTCCTTTTAGGTTTGCCACACAATCACTTCCTCTCTGCCAAATGATATATTTTTAACCTCATATCATGATTATAAAGCAGGGAATCAGAGGATTTGTGCCAACTTTTGGGCAAAAAAATACCAACCATCGTAATTGGTGGTTGGCTATACTTCATATAAGCAATGCGATCACAATTATTATAATAGCAATCGCACCTGTAAACCATATAGCTTTATTTTTTATAATTCTTTCCGTGAGTCCTCTCCCAAAATTACCTTCACATTCTCTTAACAGTTTCAACTGTGATTCCACCTCCACTGCAAACTCATGCAACATTTTCTCGTTAAACACTAATTCTCTACCATTGCGCTCAAAAAATTTTCCATCTGAAATAATTTCACTAATGTCAAACATAATTTGTCGCAGTTGATAATTATATTTTGACGGATTCAAGTTAAGCGCCACCGTATCTACATTTGCTCTAATTACCGCCAAATATTCACTGATATCTTCTAATCCACATTTTTCTCTGACTTTGTCTAGCGTTATAACCTCATAAAGTGGCATAATTGTATTTTTGGCATCATCAATTTCATTCTGATAATTTCCAAGTATATAAAACACCACTGATACTATAACACCCGAAAATATTCCACTGGCAATCCCTATCGCCAAATTTTGAATCACACTATAAACATCCATACTTCTCTCTCCTCGCCTTTTTGTTTATTATATCACCTTCTTATGAGTCAATCAAAAAATTCTCTCCCCCATACGATCATATACTGCCCATTCTTCTCTTCCACCAGCCGCGTCGTCCGCTTTTCTATAATTTCCAGCACAATTTCCTTTTTCCGGTAAAAGCTTCTCCTGCTGATTGGGAGAATACCATAATGAGCCTCAAGCATATCGTAGGACACCTTGTGTATTATGGATTCTGTTAATTCTCTGGCTATGAAGCTGTCAACCTCATTACAGATCTCATACGTTTCTTTTTCACTCATCATGCACATTCCCCCTTTCGCGCAAGCTATTTATGCATTATGCAACATTATAGCATATAAATTATACCTATATATGTATTTTTATTATATTTTGCAACATAAATACATATATCATTATGCTGCCAAATTAGCTTGCATACGATCAAGCTCCACGTCATCACAGATATAATATTTAATTGTCACATCAGTGCTGCTATGTCCTAATCTTTTCGATACAAAAAGCACATCTTTTGTCCGCCTATATTCCCTCGAAGCAAAAGTCTTTCGGAATGAGTGCACTGTCGCTCTAAATTTACAACCGCCAGCAAGTGCGATCTCTTTTGTCATATCCTCAATTGACTTATTGCACATCCGTCCTCTGCCACGCAAGCCGATAAATACTGCTCCTTCCGTGCGATTTCCGATATACTGCTGTAATGCCTGTTTGCAGCGCTCGGTCATAAAGCAGGTGCGCCACTGTGACGTTTTCTCTCCCCAGATGTGGATTTCCTTATGTGCAAAATCAAGGTTGTCAATGTTAAGGTTGACGATTTCCCCGACACGAGGTCCAGCGGCAAGCATTAATTCAAATAGAGCATTTAATCGCAGATCATGACCAATGGATAAGGATGCTCTGGCAATCTCTTCGTCTGATAAACGTTCTTTTCTCTTCTGTGGCTGTCTGATTTTATCAATGTCTCTGGCTACGTCATCCTCGATATGCTTTTTTCGATACGCCCACGCAAAGAAACTGCTCATATATTTTTGAATCGTAGAAGCATAGGATTTTGAAATCTTATCTTTATGTAATCTGGTAGCGATATAATCCATCACGTCCTGCCCGGTGCAGCTGTGATAGTTTAAGCCTGTTTCTGTAAAGAATTTTTTAATGATAGTAATATAAAGCTTAATCGTGCTCTGCTTTCTGCCTGTGGCTGTGAGGTCTATGATGTACCGCTTCATAATGTATTCGTTATCAAAAATCTCCGTGGACGGCAATGTCTCTGTTGCGGTCAGATTAATGTTGACCAGCTTAAAAGTAATCACGGTTTTGAGACGGTCAATTCCCTCCGGTGTCAAGTATCCTGTCATCTCATAAATTACATCGTTAATTAATTCTGCTTTTGTCATAGCACACTTCTCCTTTACTCTTAAGGCGAAAGATGCTATACTTTTCTTGTTTAGAAAGAATTATACCAGTTGGAAGTGTATAGCACTTTCAGGAGTCTGTGTTCCCAGCACAGGCTCTTTTCATTTGGTCACGCACATATAGTTGGAACATATGTTCTTTGATATGTATTTTTTTACCGGCATATTTCAGCCGGCAAAAATCTCAATATTCAGTTTTTCATTTTTATTCTATGGCATCCGATAATCTCCCTCTAATGCGTTTTCAATTCCGCCACCTAAATCAGAAAAGAAAACACCCTCTTCGTCATAGTCGTCTTGCCAAAGTCTTGTTCCTAAATCGTTCAGAATTTCACTTGCTTTTTTTAATATTTCCTTTTCTTCCTCTGAAAAATCAATGTCCACATCATTACTCTTATAAAAGTTAGCCATCCTTTTTACCTCCGTTTTAATCCGTTAAAGTTCAGTTTACCTATCGAACATACTCATCTGTCCGGGTATGTCGTTGCTCTGCATCCACCATAAATATACTTCCTCTCCGCACGTCCACTTTGTGTTCTTTCCTCGGAATCTCCTCATTTCAAGCATCCGATCAAAAGCTCTTATATACGCAGTTTTATATTTGGGGAAATCATATATTTCCCGTTCTCTCTGACATTTTTTTGCCAGAGGACAGGCTATACACCCAAGTCTATCATATCCCCAGGAATACATCTCGCAAACCGGTATATTTTCGCCATTGATAACGTTCCATATATCCACTGCTTTCCAGTCAATAATTGGATTAACTACAGTTTTAGCTTTCATCTGGCAGTTTTCAAATAAACGTCTCGTATCGTCATTGTCTGTTATAAGCATTTTTTCATCAGAAACGCCTACGCTTTTATTCGCTGTCTTTCCGAGGACTTCAAATGCACTCCTACTGCTTCTCGCCGAGCTTTCTTCCCATCTAACACCAGTGGCAATCATCCGGTTTGCATTTCCACCTTCTTTCAATTCTGAACAGCAATACCGAACAACCCTCGTTGGTGGCATCAACTTTATAGGAATCAAATTCCACATCGTCACTCGCTGCCCGTTTCCCTTATCATGATAATCTACAGTACACTTAACACCTTTCAATTCTAATCTTCTGAATGTTTCTCTTATATGGTATACCGTAGGTGGTGCATCTACTGTGGTATGTGAATTATGAACCTCAAACGGTATTCCGCTTTGCTCAAACACCCACAGTAATGCGTCCGAATCTTTTCCTCCTGAATACTCGCAAACAAGCGGTTTCCCATAATGGGATATGGACATTTCGCTTGCCAGCCTCACACGATCTATTGATCTCTTAATAAAATCTTCCAACACACCACACTACATTTATCCGTGTGGTAAATTTACAATCTGCCTTATAGTCTTTGGGAGTTATTACCGCTGGCCGTTAGCCTTTTCTGGGGCGATACCTAAGCAGCGTGTTAATAGCTGCTATTTCTCAGGCGAACCATGACATTCCATTCTGGCATTTATCAATTTTTACAACCCGGATTCTGATTCCGGGAAACCTCGTTTCACGAGGATAAGTGTTATTCCTTTCTCATAAACATGTCTATCATAGTTATCACCTAAATTCTAAATAGTTCAGTTTAATTCTTCAATGCTTTCTCGCAGTTCCTCATAATAGTTAATCTGATCAGTACAATGATTGTCCAGTATATCAATCATTTCCCTTTTTGCATCTTCTAAGGATTTTGCTTGCATGAAATCCATGCGACCATCAATCACGGACTGCCATCCTGTCCCGTCACCGCAGTAAACAATACTTCCAATAGTGACACTTCCGTAATAAGCGATTATGTTTACTTGTTTTTCCCAATCACTTTGTTCTGGTTCAACCTCTTTCCATTCCATTGTGCACATAGTTTTCCTTTCCTCCACTAAATTCTAATTTAACTCCCTATTCTACCAAATCAATCCACCAATAAAGCCATGAAAAACACACATAAGTTCTTTTTTTCCGTGCGTATTTTTTAGGTACTATTATGATTGTTGGTAAAACCGTAAATGTATTTTTATTCCAATTTACTCTCATGCTATTCCTCCATTTCTCTAAAACTACCTAGGCAAACCGGAGCTGTCCGGTCATCCAAAGTTAAAACTTTCATATTGTGCTGCAGCATACAACCATGAGTCATGTTTGCATTTATACATATTTGCAAACACGGGTTGATAATTATTTAGTTCTTTATATCCACCAGAATCTATATGATTTCTTCTGTCCTCTTCAAATTTCTTAATTTCTTTCGCTTTGCCTATATGTTCATACATACTGCCGTAGCGATAGTAAATTTCTCCGTTTACAAGTGCAGCATAGAAATTTATAATTTCTCGATCATGGCAAATATATTTATATGCCACCACCTCTGTTGCATGAATATCTTTTCCCAGTATATGGTCGTTCTCTGCAAGATATCGCGCTGCCGCACTTTCTGCAGGTTCTCTTTCAGTAAAAACTACTCTACCAATCTGCGTATTCCATGTCACGTCTCTATCAAGATCATATCCCCGGTTGTTATGTCCGCAAGACCATGTTCTTTTTCCGACAATACATTCTTTTACATCTCCACGGATGACTTTATACACTCTCTGTCCCTCTGTGAGCATTACTGGCGGCTCATTTTCAGAATTCTCCGGTATAAGTAAATCCATTAAATTTATCTGCCCATCACATTCATAATTACCCAAATTTTTCATTCTCTTTTTTGAAACCTGGTACCCTTTATGCGCGCTGGTTCGGCTCCTTTCTTGACTTCATTTCTTTTTTTGATATACTATTTATATCGAAACACTTATTGTGTCGATTGGAAGTGGCGCATCAATCCTGATGAGATTATGCCTAGTATTTAGTGCAATACTAAGCAGCGTAACTGTAATTTACTTTTCCTTCTGTAAAGAGGTGGTACCCATGAAAAAACTTGAGACTGTAACAGCAATTTTTAATTCATTTTCTTGCAACTGTTTATCTTTCATTGGGATTTACGCTGCTACTTCCGCTAACAAGTATAACTTGCTGATGAGTTGGTGAAATTCCACCGAATAGCGGAATGCACTGGTGCATGTTAAAGCATGCACCTTTTTTATATCATCTGATCTAACGGCAAGCTCATCTGCCCTTTGCAGTTGTCCCCGATCGTCGTAGGATCCCATCCCACGCCGATATAGTCCAGGACTTTCGCCCATCCATAATCATTCCCGTCCTTATCCTTGCACATATGGAACATCAGATAATCCCACTCTTTCGGATTGCTCTCATACAACAGATCAAACCGATGTGGGCGTTTCTCCATGTGGATTCCAAAACCGCACATACTGCATCCGGTACGTTGTGCCTTAGTTGTATAAAGCGTTCCATCCGGCTTTTTCTCAATCGTTCCGTAGATTTCCGGTATAATGCTGTCTGGCATTTCAAAACTTTCAGATAATTTTCTTTCTTTCAAAAGTTTCTCATGATATTTTTCTTTCAGTCCGGCTTTCCACAGTTCGTCCATTTCCAGTGCGAGTTTTAAAATATCCTGCCTATGGAAGATTGCAAATGGTGCCGATCTAATTGTAGATGCTCCAAAATAATTACATCCGTTCATCCGCAGGCTCTTGGCACGTCTGCCGCCTTCAGATGCCATCAGCCCCAGATAGGGCACACTATTATGCTCTTTTCCCCAGTTATCACAGTTTTTCTCTTTGAGGTAATAGCAACATTTTGACGATACAAGGAAATCTGGTTTCTGGTAATCGCATCCTTCTGTCTCGTTCTCATATCCACCGAACAGCTTAAGCCATCTCTGGTTCATCTGCATTTTCGAATTTTTTTGCCAACCGCCATATTCTCCAGTCTCTCCGGTTATGATTGCGTGTCTGACAGTTTTATTCTTTTCCGATGGATTCTGTAATAACTCAATCTTTGTAGCAACTTCTTTCGATATTACCGGAAACCCAAATTCCTGTATAACTTTCGGTTTCGTCCAATAAGTACCATCATCTCTTTTCAGTGGCGGTACATTTATTATTCCAAGAGCCTTATGTACTCTCTGTATGCTCTTGTCTTCCAGTGTAGATGCACTGACTCCTGGTGCATCAATTCCGCATACCTCATGTAAAAACAGGTATAAGATTATACTGTCAAGTCCACCGACCGAAACATGGTAATTGAGCAATCTTCCGTCACATTCATTTGCGAACTCTTCTGCTCTGATCTGTGCATATTTTCTTTTATATTCATATGGCTGCTTTTCTTTCTGCATAAATGATGCAATCTTCTCATATGCTCCGATCCGCTCCATTCTTTCTTTTACTGATTCCATTTTTTCTCGGAGTAAAGAGCTCTTTATCGCTGGCCAGCAAACCTCTCGCTCCTTTCGATTTAGTTTAAAATTTCATCCAAGCAGGCATTCCAACCTACGCTCTTTGCATCTGTCCAAAAGTTACTTATGTAGTGATTTTTGTTATGATTAATTTCTCTTTTCTCCGGCAGTTCCCGGAGCGGACACCAATCTGGCTTTCCAACGTTATATGCATCTACTTGTGTCACACCACATATTAAATTTAATATTGGATTATCTCTTTCGAAAAAGCTACAAGGACAATCAGCACAGCATTCCGGCATATCGTCCATTATCAATATTGCTTTAGGCATATTCACACTCCTTCCGGTTTCTCACACCGCTCAAATTCAATTACCCACACCCACGGATTAGCATCCCAACCGTAGCAATTGAGGTCGGATTTCTTGATGGTGGAATCCCATACATCAAAAAAACCAAGTGCTGTTGATGTATAATCGAAACATCCCTCTGCTTCTGCATCATCGTCTGTCATATCCTGCAACCGCTCCACTCTCACATCCGTAACCTTAAGCCATATCCTCGCCGCTTCTTTCGGCATGTAGATTGATGGTTTCCACTTTGTAACATCGGCAATGTCATTTCTTTGCCAATCTTCGTAGTAATAGTATCCCTTCGGCGCCTTTTTCCATGTCTCCCGAACATATAGGATATCTCCCGGTGCATACCTATACGGTGGCTTAACGCATTGAATAGAGCCACCATATTCATTAGCGGCAAATCCAAAGCATCCTACCTCTTTCTTCTCTGTACTGTCGGTAACAAAACCGAGCGGGTATGTATGCTTTTCATCTGGTTGGGGTTTTACCAGCCGCCGAGTACAACTCTTTCTCCCTTCCAGAATTGCCCGAACCATTTCTGTGTTGAATAAAATCGGTTTAATCGCCATTTATTCCACCGCCTTTCACAATCTCGATTGCATGCTCATAACTTCTTGCTTTCTCTTTTCCCAAATTCCTGTTGTATGCATTCTCCCAAAACTTTCTCTCATTTTCCAACTGCTCCACAACCTTGTCCGTGTCATATGCAGTCGGCTGCTGGTCAATCTTCTGTGCCAATGCATAAAACATATCCTCACTACTTGTCTGTGTAAGAAGAATATCCATAAACCATTGTTGATATAATTCTTGCTTTAATGTCTCCGCATCAATCAGTCTTCCCATCGTTCGCCCTCCTGTTCCAATCTGTAGTTGCTTTCGTTCGCTCGTCTTTCCCTGTTCTGATTTCTCCGTCCTGATCCATGTACATCTCACATTCATAGCTTTTTGGAAGTTCTGTTCCGCATTTCATACATTTGATTTTGAACATTACCCCAACATCCGAATGTAAGGCTTATTTCTAATGGTTAAGAACATTGCGTTTCCACCGCAGAACGGACATGTCTTAAGTCTTTCACTCATTCTTCATCACTCCAATCAATTTTTCTTAAACAATTTGGACATCCATAAGGTTCTTCTACTTGATGCCCACAATCTGGACAATAACCAACATGTTCTTTATGTTTCTGGTATCCAAAATAACTATTCGTTACATGCATTGGTTTCTTTGCTGTCTGCTTCTCCACCGCCGCCAGGCATTCTTCCGAAGTGCCGATTGCGCGGTACTGCTTCAGTTCTTCCAACCATTCAGCAAGTTGCTCATGTTCTTTTGCACATATAGTATTGCCATATGTAATGGCTTCTTTATCAACCGATTCTGGAATATACGCATTATCTTCGATTAGTCTTGCTGACATCTTTTGGCATTCAGCTACTTCTCTTGCGTGTGATATAGCTTCATCAATTGTCATAGTCACACCTCCAACAGTTCCGGGTTATCAATCATGTTGCCGATCACTTCAAAATTCTCTGAATCAAAATCATCCAGTTCCTCGTAGTAATCACAGCCCGGCTCATTCGTACACCATCCGTTTTCATGCCACACGACACGCTTTCTCGTCTCATCTTCTGGAAACTCATCATCGATATGCCCTGAAAGAATGTCATTCTCCCAAATCAGTTTACCGTTCTTGTCCTTAAGTCCGGTGCACTGGCAGAGGGTAGATGGGATTATAAGATCAGCAAATTTTTCATCAATAGTGAAACTCCATAATCCGTCCCACCGTTTCAAAAGAAAGCCTTCCGTCCATTCATCATTGTCTTTCCGCTTTGCGCGGAATAAATATCTATCTTCCATCCTTTTCCTCCATTTCTTTCAACTTGGCTTTGGCTTCCTCTCTGGTAAGAAATACTGTTTTGCCTATTTCATCCGGATAAAATTCCATTGATGCAAGGTTAGGCATCTCTTCTGGAAAACTTATTTCTATCCACGTTCCGTTGTTTTTAGAAATTGATATCTTTTCTATCGTGCAACACCACACTTGTTTATCTTCAATGCAATAAACCATATCTTCTATCTTGCACAGTAACAACAGAAGTAATCCCTGCTCCTCGGCATCCTCATAGTCTTTCAACTTTTCCCTCAAATCTGCCATTGCCCATATATTGCGGTAGAACAACGCAATCAGACCACGGACATCTGAAAACGGATCTATCGTTAAATTGTCCAATATTTCCTCGTCAAACTCTGCGTCATCTACTGGCAATTCATCTTTTGCCAATGTGACCATAAGATTTCTTGCAAAATCTCGTGCATCCATTTCCATCTCGTAATCTCTGTATCTGGCATTTCGCTCGTCATCTGCATAGCAGCTATTATGTGCCAGATCGATCATCGACATGTCAGCCACGCTTTTATTTGTCGTTAATCTCTCCATGCTATTCCTCACTTTCTGCCTTAAGCCAATCCAAAACACATGATTTGCAAGCCTCTTCAGGATGAGAACATTCCTCTACGCCCATGTGTTCTATGCAACTTCCAAATAATACTTCTGCCAGCTCTTCATCCGTCATGCTCCTGATCCTGTCCGCATTGGTCTGTGGCTTCTTAGCCATGCTCTTCATACATTCCATCATATTTCTACCTCACTAAATCTAATCCTCATTTATGTAAAACTCATTTCCATGTCTGCTGTACCCAAAGCAAAGGCTTCCATCATCACAAATTAATGCCAGTTCTAAGTCTGACAATTGTGTATTATTTTTAATAACCTTATAAACAGAACGATACTTACCCGGTGTACAATCTAAGACAATGTCATAATCATTAAGATTATCAACTTTATAACTCGAAATTCTGTATTTTTCCTTTAATTCGTTATAAATCGTACTGTTCATGATTGACTTTTCTCTCTCATTTTCAGTAAAGGCATATGCTGGATAAATTCTCTTTTCAATCTCCATACATTATTTTTCTCCTATCTCACTAAATCTATTGTTTTAACAGATATCCCTTTAAATTTCCCGGTGCGACTGTTGCTTTGCGCACAAAACACAAAATTTTTTCGTATAAAATACAAAAACCACTTTTAAAAAGGAATTTAAAAAAGGACGCTTGAAAGATATTTAATAACCTTTCAAACGTCCTTTCGTGGCTTAGTCTTTTTCTTTTTTCTGCTTACGATTTCCATGTTCTTCAAGAATCAAGTATTTTCCAGTCGTCTTCCGTTCATTTGGTATGTATTCCAATAGATCAGTTATCGTACAGTCTAAAGCCTCGCAGATTTTATCTATGTGGTCTACATTCAAACGAGGAACAAGCTCATGATACCATTCGTTGATAGTTGACGGACGAATCCCAGTAGCATCAGCCAAATCCTTCTGAGTCCATCTTTTCTCGCCAAGCAGTCTTGATAGATGAATTTTAACCATGATTTTATGCCCCTTTATTTAGTTTATCACGAGGCATAATTTTAAATATTGTTTTGTTAGAATATAACGTATTGCGTTATTTATACCCTAAAAAAAATAATGTTTAAAAGTTTTTGATGATTACTTCATCGAATGTATCAGCATTCAGTTTGTTCGTTAGATTGCTGTTCCTGCTTATTCCCTCGATGTGATAATCCTTATATAAATCACGGATAAATTCATCATCATTATAGGAAAGAATAAACTTTCCTTTAATCCCATCTAAAACGGTCTTTAAACGAATATGGTCATCATGTGAAAACCCTCCTTCATAATATTTCTCGGTGCCATGATATGGCGGATCTAAGTAAAACAATGCTCCCGGTCTGTCATACACCCGGATCAGGCTTTCAAAATCCCTGTTCTCAATGACCACATTTTTCAAACGCTCCTGCACCTCTGCCAGATATTCAATCGAATTTGTAAGGTTTTTCTTATTCGTTCCGAAGGTCTTTCTGTCAGCTCCGAAACTCACCTTTATAATATGAAAGTATCGTGCTGCCCTCTGGATATCTGTAAGCCCTCTGGCATTCAGCTGGCTCTTATTGTCAAAGAACTGTTCCCTTGAAATTGCCAGCCAGTTAAGTTCCTTCTGCAGTTCCTCACAGTGGTATTTGATGCAGCGGTACAAATTGATAAGGTTGCTGTCTGCATCATTAAATACTTCCAGTTCTTTTCCCACTTCCTTGCCAAACAGCACCCATCCGGCTCCACCAAACACCTCAATGTATCTGTCAAAGCCTTCCTCTGGGAACCTTTCAATAATCGCCTTTCTAAGCAACCTTTTTCCACCAATCCATGCAATAAAACTGTTCATTCTTCTTCCTCCTGATTTTCAATGTTGGGGCATTCAATCAGGTAATCCGGGAGCATTTCAGCCCCCGGACAAAACTCATTCCTATTACACTTTCTCGGTATAAGAAAGGCAGATCCAGACCGGAACATATTTTCCGTTGTAAGGCTGTTCAGACTTAATACGTCCCCACAAGCCTTCCTCACCGGATTTGCTTACCTTTCCATACTTTTCCTCCACAATGGTATACGAGCCCACCGGGATGTGACCAACAGAAGCAGTGTCAATGGTTGCTCCAAGTCTCATCTTCAAATCGCTGATTTTCACACGCACCATATAAGGAGCAAACACATTTTCAGGATATACATTTACACCTGCTTCATCAAACACACTGTAACCAGGATTCTTGTCTACACAAGTCTTTGCATATTCAAGCGAATGGTACGCTCCAATCTGGCTCTTGGCATCGCTCCAGTTCTTTCTGACACGATACCAGCTTTCTGCTGTTGTCTGTTTCTGCTGATCATAAGCGGTGAGATTGTATTTTTCAATGATACTGCACACCTTGTTAACATAATCCGGAGCAGTTGCATAGCCACCGTCCTTGATGATCTGAACCGCTTTCTTGTAATCCTTCTCGCCTTTCAAACCAGCGTATCTAAGTGCTTCGCCTTTCTTTGCACCCAGCAGGTATGCGGAATGATCAGCAATAGATGCTTCGACATTCGGATATGCCCTGAATGCAGCTGTAACCGTTACATACTCTCCATTTACATATTCCTTCGTCTCCTTGGTATATTCACTCGTTCCGTCCCATGAGCTTCCAGACCAAGTGTTTCCGGATAACGAGCACTTCATTCCAAAGCAGTTATTTGCCATCTGTGCGAGCACTGATTTTCCATATCCTGATTCCAGAATAAACTGTGCTGCTGACACAGAGGCAAGGATGCCGGTGTTCTTCATATCAGCAGTACATAACTCGCCAACTCGCTTCACGATATCAGTATCTGCCATATTCGCAAACTCTACCGCCTGAATACCGGTATCCACTGTCACAGATGCACCCACAAAGGATGCCATGCATTCTGCACACGCCTTCGCCAGCTTACGAAGATTGCTATCATCCATCAGCCATTTACAAGCTTCAGTATTTGTATGGAAAGAATGTTCTGCGATAACGCCCGGAACTCCGGCTAAGAAGCTGCCATTCAGCACTCCATAGTAGTTATCGTCTTTCTTTCCATTTCCATCTCTGTCATTGTCGGATAATCTCGAATAAATCTGATATCCGTCCACGCCCATTGTGTTCTGGATAACCTTTGCAATCTGTGCTGCAAATTCTCTGGACTGATCATCAACCAAGGTTTCATTACGATCTGTAAAATGAATCGCCACTGCTCTGTTTACTACCTCAGTACCACAGGCATTTGTGTGGTTGCTCACAAACAGATCGCATCCGGCAGCCATTTTTCCTCTGGCTGTCAGATCCGGATTCTCATTGATATTACTTCTGGTTACGAGAACCTCAATTCCCATCTGCTCCAGATATTCCTTCTCATACTGTGTCAGTTTCCAGACTGTCGCTGATTCATAATATCCAGAAACGACCCCGGCATTATATTTCTCTCCATAATGCCCTGGATCTAAACAAATACGTTTCTTTCCCATTGTGTACCTCCTAACTGTCCACTCTGCTTTCCCTTAACTTGGCTACCAGCTCATGTACTCCGGTAGAGCCGGAGGAAAGAATTAAGCCGGTAATCACCTTTGCAATAATAGGCAGCTGTGAACTGTAGCCCATCAAAGCAAAGAAATCAATGTCGAACATCAAAGCAAAAAGCGCTCCGAAAGCTACCGCCCATACCGGTGCCTTAACGATGTTCATTACCTTGTCACCCACAAGCTCCTTCACTCTGTCCACAAGGAACTGGATCAGGATTGCGAATACCACGATAATAGTTACTGCATTGCTTAAACTTGCCATTTTCTGCGTCTCCTTCCATATTTTTTTGTATTTAAAAAAGGGCTTTGAAAGCCCTTTTAAACACCTTTGCTGCATTCAAAAAGGAGCCTTGTTTCAGACTCCTCATTTACAAGAAAAACCCCGTCAACATTTTCCTGAATGTTTATCAACTATTCAATTCTTCTACAGTTATACTCACTGACATCCAACTGCTTTTCTATGTTTTCAAAAGCCTCCCTGTAATACGATTTGACCTCTTGGGAAACCTGCTTTGTGTGTTCTAATTCAGTCACGAGTTTTCTCAGCAGATCCGATTGCTGAGTAGTGATGTCACACAACAGGTCTATCACCGCCAACAGATTCATAAAGCCACCCTTTCCGGCATTTCATCGTTTATTCCGCAGCATCTTCTGCAGCTTCGATTGCTGCTCTTACATCGTCCCTGAATTTCTCCGGAATACTGTCGATTGTTCTTTTTCCAGCCTTTACTAATTTAATATACAGTTCCAACATCTTAATTACCTCCCGTCTTTGCTTCATACAGTTCCGCTACTGCGTTCATAATAATGAGCTGATTTTCTTCTGTTGCGAGCAGTTTTTCATAGAGTTCTGCCTGTGCTCCCATGCTGATCAGAATGTTCTCGTTTACTTTTTCAGTGTTCTCTTCCTGCTGGATCAGATTATAATACTCTTCTTCACTCAGGAAACGATACTCGCATGTATAGCCCACTTCTTTCTCTTCGCTGCCATCCATACTGTCTCGTTCGATACGATTGATATTTCTTCTCTGGATGTAAGTATTGGCATTTACCATTTCCAACGTTTCAGGCAGTGAGGAGCAATTCTCTGTTTTCCATCCTTGCATTTTTATTTGCCTCCTTGTCCATTTTAGATATGATGCGTTTGATCGCCCTCACGCTTATAAGTGGCTTAATATACATCAGATACCACTCATAGGTGTCAGAGTGTGTTATCCAGCCCATCAGGGAAATAAAACCCTTGCAGAGCCTTAATGGATATTTCTTCTTTTCCATCTTCTTTTTATTGAGTTTCCTTGCTATCCTCGCAATATGTATCAGCGTATGCTTTCTTATGATTACCCGATTTCGATAGAACAGCCAGCCCATTGCCGATACTTCCCTGCCGGTTCTCCTGCCATTCTTTTTAATGTACTCAAACCGGAACACCTGCCAGTCACCTTTCATTTTCAGCCTGATTTTTCCAAGCCACTGCTTAATGAATATAATCGCCATGTGCAGCTTCTTTTTATTATCATCTGCCATCGTGAAATTATCCATATACCGGATAAAGTGTGCTATTTTCAGCTTGCACTTTATCAGAAAATCCAGCCCCTGCAGGAGAAAGTTTGCCAGCCACTGTGACAAATAAAAGCCCAGTGGCAGCTTATCTGGAAACCATGTCAGGCACACATCTATCAGATACATAAATAAAGCATCTTTGATACGTTTTAACAGTTTTGGTCGGATAAACTTATACTTTGCATGGTCATAAAAATGTCGGATATCGCACTGTGCAAAATTCCGGATACCTTTCCCAGACTGAATCCATCTTTTCATCGCTTTCATTCCCCGATGTGATCCACGCTTGGGAAAAGACGAATAGCTGTGATGGTAACTGCTCCCTTGAATAATCGGCTCCAGAATTAGCACAATAACGTGCTGTATCCACAATTCAACCATTGTCGGTACATATATGACCCTTGTTTTCCCAGCTTCTTTTATAATAACCGGGTTATGCTTTGGTGGTTTAAATTCCAGTTCCGGATTTTCCACCTTCCATCCGGCTGGCTTCGTATTCTGGATAATTTTCTGTATTTTCTCAACCCATCCATCTAAATCTTCCTCCACCATTTGAATATCTTTTCTGTCACTTTTTCCACGCTTCATCCGCTTAAATGCCCGAAGGATAACACCCTTTTGGCAAGCCAGCGTGTATAAATATCTGTAACTTTTCTTTTTCTTCCAAGGAATGCCGGTCTCTTTTTCAATGTCATATTTGAACTTATGCATTTTATCTTCTATCTCCTCGCCGCTTTCGAACATTACTTACTACTTGCAGCTCCTGACCGGAATAATTTCCACTCACCAAAACCTGTAAAGGCGGATATAGCAGTATTTCAACTGTCTGCGGTGTATATGACTATCGGTAACATTTTGGACTTATAGTTTCTTGATAGAATCAGGACGCCCCGTAGTTCCACCAGGCGTTAGCAGCGACATTGTTCAGTGTGCGAGCCCAGAGCCCGTCATTAGCACCGTTGTTGCAATTGCCGAACCGCAGCGAAACCGCCGGAGAGGGAGTTCCGATAGCCCCTCAAGATCTTTAAAAAATCATTCCTATATTTTATACAAAGCAGTTGGGGGAAGACCCCCAAACCCCCTATCTGCAGCTTACGCTGCAGCAGGTGCTGGAAGAAGTTTGGACGCCCCGTAGCACCACCAGGCGTTAGCAGCGACAACGTCCAGAGTGCGAGCCCAGAGCCCGCCATTAGCACCGTTGCCGCAACCGCCGAACCGCAGCGAAACCGCCGTTATTTCTGCGTTCACCCAAGTGTGATCACAGTATCCAGTAGCAGAACTGCATGCGATTTCATCATTTGGCACTGCACCAAAATCCTTTACCACCTGAGTTGTTGCATAATATCCGTTTTTTGCCAAATTCACTCCAGTATCCAGATATTTAGCCCCGGTTAAGTCATAGGTATAATCCGGGGACACCTTTATTCTTCCGTTAATCAGGAGCATATACGGATCTCTCTGCCACAGCATATAACTCCCCATAACGCAGCTATGGAAAATCTTATTGAAGGACTTATTATCATTAGAACCATAAAACTGTCCTCCGCCAATGACTGTATTGATTTTCGTTCCGTAATGTTGTGTTTTATCTTCAACGTAGGTAGAACACATGCCTGATCCAAAAGCAGTCTGAGAGTCGGTGCTCTTGCTCAGCAGAATACAGATGTCTGCCAATGTATTCGTTAATGCACCGCCAAAGAAAAGAGCTTTGCTGGATGCTGCCTGAATTGCTGTATACTGCTCGGCAGTCCCGATTGCTTTTCCGGTTGCATTGTCTGCAGCTGAACCGGAGGCTGTTAAGCAGCTCCACTGCCCTGCAATACTTCTCATCTTTCCATTGGAATCAATGGAGCCATAGAACATCGGGATCAGCATATAATCTCTTTCTTTTCCAAGTACATTAAATCCTACTGCATGGAAATCATCATCCACTTTTCTTTCACAGAAATATACATAGCGGTCATTTCCAACCTTATATTCCTTCTTGTAGATTTTCTTTACGATTGCCATCGCATCACCGGCATAATCAATATTAGCCGCATCAGAGTTCGTTCCATCCGCTTTCTTCGTATAATCGTCCGGATCTAAGAAGTAATCAATACCTCCATCCCAATTACACATAACCGGTACATTGGCTTTCAGCCAGTCCCAGTCAGCCCATGAGCCATAATTCATGGCGTGCGTGCTCATGTTCATGCTCATAGGTGTAAAGTCCTTGTTCGCACCAAGGTACTCCACTCTTGTGGACGGATTCAGGTCGGAAGCTTCATGGATAACCATTCCATAAATCGGTGCATCATCCGGTACCAGATTTCTCACCAGCTTTTCCACCTGCTCCTGCACTTCAAGCAGTGTTTCCTGCTCTGCAATAAAAACCTTTTTCGACATTTTCTACCTCGTTTCCAGCATAATATAACACTTTACGTTTTATATTTGCTTATTTTGTTAGATTATAACGTAATACGTTATTTTTACAGTTCCTCATAATATAAATGACCGTTTTCCATGCCTAATCGCATCTTCCCACCGTTCACGTCATCCTCAAAGATCTTCGCATCCCTGCGGTTGGCTTTTCCGTTGTTGAGAAGCTGGGCATATCGCTCATTAAAGTAATCTGCATGTGCCGGTGTGGTAGGCTCCAAAACCTCCATCTGTTCGTTGTAAACCGGCTCATCCTGAATCGTTAAATTCTTCGCCATGTCCTGCCTCCCTAAAATGTATCGTTGATATAGAAAGTCATGCTGATATCCGCATCCTTTCCTTTTGCGGTAAAACGCTTGATGGTAACGATATCCCCATCCGCATCATAGAGTCCGATTTCGCTAATCGCAGCACCCGGAAGCTCACTCTCCTTTAGCTCACATTCATACTTGCACTTCGTATCGCTCAACATGGTGTAAGTATCGTATTTCTTTCTGAGCAATTCGTTCTTCAGTTCTGATTCTGCCTCCAGCGGTGCGATAACATTTCCATCCGCATCCACACCACCATCACCAAATACAAAGCCCACAATCTTAGGCAGCTGGATTTCTCCAGCTCTGGCTCTCAGCATCTTTTTCCTTCCTGCAATTGTAATAATCTGATTCTGTGTAAGGTTCTCTGCCATTTTACAATTCCTCCTCTCGCCTTATGGCATCTAATATCCTTGTTCCATTTAACTGATAGCTGCCATCCAGCAGCCACAAGTCTTTCTTTATAACAACACCTCCCGGTGTCATTTCCTCGATATTGGTATTCCCCAAGTCAATTGCCAGACCGTATGTATCTGGTTTTCTTAACACATTCAGCTCATAGCTGCCATCCATCTGCCATGTTCCATTCAATCTCCGGACATTCCAGTAAGGCGAGTCAAAGCCGATAACCACTCCGGCATCAGTAAACATCTCCTGCAGCTGTGATGTAGCAGATACACTCACATCCAGTTCTACGCTTTCCAAAACCTCGACGTCTCCCATATCGTAGCTGATGCCCCATTCATCCGTTTTTCTTCCGACTCCCAGATTATAGGTGCCATCCAGCAACCATGTTCCATTTAACCTCCGGACATTCCAGTAAGGCGAATCAAAACCGATTGTCATTTCCGTTACCGAGAAGACCTCTCCGATACTTGCCGAGTAGTCCAGCAGCAGAATTATTTTATACATCAGATGAGCCGGTACCCATTTATCCAAAAACTTTCGGACATCCGGCATATCGATATGCTGCAGCTCACTCACATCCAGAACAATCTCCGCAAGCAACTTCTCAGCATATCCGGTAACATCAACACCGGCTCCGGTTCTCTCTGACAGTTTATTTTCCAGCCATTCTTCATTGATCAGCTCCTCGTGGAGTAAGGATGCTCTCTGGTACATCTCATCAATGATCCGTTCTATTTCAGCCAGAATGATATCCTCGGCATTCAGGACATCATTCATCTGTCTCATATTGCGGACTCTTGCTGGAAGCATTTGGCTGTTATTCAGTGACATTGACCGTCAGCTCCTGCAGAGCAAAATACTTGTTGTATTCTGCAGTAATGGAGTCCTGAGCTCCGTTGACCTTCAGGATTCCCACTTCCTTCACACCATCCACTCCACTGATGATGTTACTGATTTTATAGTAGTTCAAAGACACTGTTCCGCTTTGGAAAGCGATCTGAGTGAAATACTCCTCGATCTTGCTCCTGATCTGCGTTTTCACGGTTTCTTCTGTGTAACCGGACATTTTCACAACGCTGCATAAAATAACAATCGGAATGCTCTCCGCAGCATCCACAACCGGATCAGCTCCAACCGGACGCATACTGTTTATGTATTCCTGGACAAATGCAATCTGTTCTTCCGTTGGTGGCTTGGCATCCACTGTAAGAATCGCAATCGACACAAGCCCGGTTCCATCCCTTGGTGTGTCCACCTTTGCATTTCCCACAATGACATTACCCTCTGCATCCGTGGCTTCCTTTGCCCATCTCACATAATGCCTCTCGTTTCCGCTGGTACCCATATCCTCCTCTTTGTCTGTCAGGGTATTCATCAGAGGAACAATCCTCATGGCATCAAGCCGGGCAAGCTCCTCAGCCACCGCCTGAAGATTATCCATTGAGAAGCTGCCTTCCATCTTGGTATCCTCATTTTTCAACGCAGCCTTCATCCTTGCCAGTATTCCTTCAGCACTAAAATCCATTACACTCTCACCTCCCTCACCGGAACCAGAATTGTGTTTGAACCATAAATGCTGGTGCAGTCAAAACTCACCGTCATCCCGGTAGAAGTATTTTCAAAAATAAAATTATCCAAACGCTTTATATATGGATTGACCATAAGAGCTTCAATGATAAAGCGTTCAATTTCCAGTTTGACAATCTCCACGTTCATGGAGTGTCCGATTACCTGATCCTGAATTTCTGAGCCAAATGCAAAGGAATATGCGGTATAATGACATCGCTCCGTGAACAGGGCTTTAAATATCCAGATGCGGAGTGCTTCATTTCCCTCCACCATGTAGGTGCGTCCTCCCTCATCCAGAAGCAGCTCGTTCTTTTCGAAGTCATAAGCATATTCCTTCAACATTGGCAGTTCGTCATTCGTCTCAGTGCTTGTGCTTGTTGAATCAATAAAAGGAAAAATACTCATGCCTTAACCGCCTTTCCTGCTATATAAAAAGAGGATCCGGTTATATGCACCACAACCGTGTCCCCTTTCTTAAGCACATACTTCTCGTGAAACTCTTTCAGGAACTCATAAGCCTCCTGCGGTTCAAAAGGTGTAATAAATGGCTTTTTGATGTCCTCGCCACTATCCGAAGCATTCAGCATCAGTGCCGGATTGATGTAAAGGTTCTTTGTGATAGTTGTATTGTGCATCTTGATTGTCAGTGGTTTTACCGACAACACATCCGCCATATAGGTACCATCCACTCCATCAGCACTATTGGAACCACCAGTTCCCTTTCTGATTGCCTCGACCATTTCCACAATATTTCTGTTTGTCGACACCTTTCCACCTCCTGCCTTTATGTAGTCTCTTCAATCTCCCTTTCATCCATAAGGTTCTCAAAGGCAAGTGTCAGATCCATCTGAGCCTTACCGCACGAAAAGGTATGTGTGTCACTTTCAATGTAAAACTGTCCATAAAGCCCGGTGTCAGTTTCCTGCACAATGATTGAGTATCCTGATACCGCACGGAAATCATTTGGAACTCCGGACACGGTTGCCGAGGACTCCACTGTTACCAGCATCTTCTTGGCTTGTGTTGTAGCATCCTCTCCATCATTCTGTTTCAGCACTCTCTGCACCAAACCATACTTCTGGATCGAGGCTGCATCCTCCACCGTCTTTATGACATTGTTGTTTTTATCTGTTATTAAAACCCTATTAACGAGCTTTTGAAGGGTGCTTTTATAGGTTGCTTCAATCAGGTTGTAATCCCCGGTCATAACCGCCCCACAAAGCGTCCCCTTCTCCAAAACACTCACTTTGTTAATATTGGTCATCAGCGGAATATACTTGCTGCCATTCTGCTTTGCTGCAGCTGTGTATGCCATCATAATGGCTTCATAGGCTTTCTTGCCAAAGCATGGCATAGAAGATATATTCACTCCCGTTGCAGCCATCGTTCCGCTTTCAATTCCGAGTTCTGTGCAGATCCCCGGAACAATCGTTTCCGGAGTTCCTTCAAATATTTTGTTGACATCTGAATTATTGATATAGAACATTAAATCGTATGCCAGATAAGTTTCCACCTTGGAACTGGCACTCTTGTCAATGTCAAAAATAATGCCTCCAAAGACATCCTTCCCACTGTCATCCTGCATGATGATTTCTGCACCCTCGTCAATGATAACCGTGGGAAAGTCTTTGTCCTTCTTATTCTTCGCAATTGTGAATTGAATTGTACGTGCGACCTGCTTTGTGTCACCAGACCACTTGATCTGCTCGATCAGTTCGCTGATATCTTTTCCTACAGTCAGTAATTTCATCTCAACACCACCTATGCCGGAATTGTGTACACATCGCCCGGATAAATCCAGTGTCCATTATCAGAACTGGACTTTCCATGCTTTTTAGCACTTGCCTCAATTGTTCCATTGTTTGCATTATAAATTTTAGGATATGAACTTCCATTTCCGTATTTCTGTTTTGATATCCCCCAGAGTGTATCTCCTCCAACCACTGTATAAGATCCACCTGCAGCTGCAGGTGCAGGTCTCGACAAAAGACCATTATTCCGTACTTTCGTTGTAATCTGAACAGATGGAACATTCAATGTCCGGTACTCGGAAAATGAAATGGTATAGTAAATATCCCCATCACCTTCCCTCATAGAGTAGGTAAAATCATCAATCAGCATTGCGAGGTTGATTTTCATATCGCTTATGATTACCCTGACCACTGCTTTTGTGGTTTTCCATTCCTGAAGCATCGCTACATATTTGTCAGGCTTCTTTTTCGCATTCTTATAAAATGGAGACTTCTCCGAAGGGAAGAAGCTCGACAGCTTTGTGTACTTAAGCCCTCGCTCTCCCTTCAGATTGGCTTCTCCTATGTTTAGAAGGGTTATCGCCTGATTCAACTGTTTTTCTGTGAATTCCACAGAAGGAGGATTGATTGGCAGCTCGATAACTTCTTTCCTGTTGTTTACGCTTAATTCAATTACTCTGGTTTTCATCAGACCACCTCCTAACCCATGTTTACAACTACTTCCACGACTTTCTTTGCAACCTTGTCGGCAATTTCATCAATATCCGCATCCTCACGGACAATGATCTCATCTGCCAGTTTTGCAATGGCAACCGTCACGCTGCCAATAAATCCTTTTGCAGTCCCTTTAGTCTTTCCGGAACCCGGAACTTCAAGACCGCTTTCTTTCCCCTTGATTCTGTCCACCAGCTGCTTCAGGTTCTCATCAATGCTTGTCAGTATCATCATGATCGGAGTCAGATCCTGACCGCCACCGGATAAAACTGTATTCTGCATGATGTTGGCAGTGCTGTCTTTTACAACTCCACTGCCCTGCTTCGTCAGGGAAACACTCTCTTTGTGTGGAAGAATTCTGGAACCTCTTGGCAAATCAACAAGCTCGGCACCTTTCTCGCCAACCCATGTCAAACCGCCCTTCCAGTTATTATCTCCTTCAGCGTTTTCTCCAACAGTTCCGGAATCTCCTCCAGAACCGGTTATCGCATCTGCTACAGAACCAAACCATCCTGCAATCTTTCCGATAACGCTGCCGATTCCTTCCACCAGTGGCTTTACGATTCCCCACACGGTTTCGATAATTGACTGGATGCCAGGGAATACCTTTTGAACCACGCCAAACAAAATCTCAAATACGCTGATTACAATGTCAATTACTGGAGAAATTACTCCCCAAGCTGTGCTGATGATGTCCCCAATCAATGGAGCCACCGTTCCGATGACTTCCTGAATAAAGCCCATCCTCTCACTGACAAATGAAATGACACTGCCAACCTTTTCTCCGATTTCAGAGAAAATCGTACTGAATACCGGAGCCAGTGCAGAAACCACCGTTCCGATACCTTGTACTAGACCGGCAATGACCGGAGCTGCCTGACCGATGATGTTTCCTATCGTGGAAACCACCGTTTGGATTACTGGGAGAATTACCGGTAGCATCGTCTGTACAGTGGAAATAATGCTTGTTAGAGCCGGTACGCACGCACCGACTACCTGCTGGATGGTAGTAGTCATACCACTACCAAACGAGACAAGCTGCGGAATCAGCGGTGCAAACCCGGCAGCCAGAGACCCCAGCGTGGAAACCACACTCTTAATTCCTGAAATAAATTCCGGTACAGCTGTAATGGCAGCATTGAATCCGTTTTCGATTACCGGAGCCATTGAAGGGAACATTTCCTTAAGCCCGTCCTTCAATCCGACCACTATATCTCTTCCAAGCGTCTTGATTTTCGGTACCGCTTTTTTAACCCCAGTTTTAACCACTCTTGGCAGTGATGAGAATACACGTCCAATCATCGGAACCGCATTATCGAATAAGAATGTCGACGCACTATCCACCAACTGTTCCATCGATCCGGTTACATCCCCGCCAATCGCCATATTTCCAAGAAGGTTCTTTGTTGCTGCCTTCATCGCTGAGAACGAACCACTAAAGGTCTGTCCGGCTTCTTTTGCGGTTGTTCCGGTTACTCCGAGTTCATTCTGAATCACATGAATAGCACTGTAAACATCAGACAAGTTGCTGATATCATACTTAACACCTGATATCTTGCTGGCATCCTGAAGCAGTCTCTGCATTTCTTCCTGCGTACCGCCATATCCCAACTTAAGATTATCCAGCATCGTGTAATTCTGCTTTGCAAATCCCTGATACGCATTCTGGATAGACTCCATGTCGGTACCAAATTTATTTGCGTTGTCTGCCATGTCAATCATAGCCATATCAGCAACTTCTGCAGCCTTAGCGGTATCACCACCCAAGCTGCTCAAAAGTGATGCAGAAAAACTTGTGACCTGTGACATATACTCATTGGCAGATAGACCGGCTGTCTTAAACGCTGCATCCGCATTGGCTTTAACAACACTGGCATTCTCCTTGAACAATGTTTCCACGCCACCAATGCTCTGCTCCAGTGCAGCTCCTTCCGTTACAGCACCGCCGACCACCGCTGTTGCTACAATCGTTACCGGAATAGCCACGGTTGCTGCCAAGGTCTTAAGTTTGCCACTGATAGAAGATATTCCACTTGCTGTGGCATCCTTCAGCTTTACTATCGGAGAAAAAATCTTCCCCCCTAATGCTTTCAGCTTCCCAGTTATCTTTGTGACTTTGGAAGTGATTGCATCTTTCAATTTAATAACGGGTGTGGTTACTTTTTTCGCCACCCCCGTTAATGCATTTTTTATTGATTTTACTTTTGATGTGGCAGAATCCTTTATCTTAATGACCGGAGTTGCCACCTTTTTTCCAACCGTCTTAATTCCATTGCTGACTTTTGTTATTGTCGCACTGGCTGCATCCTTCGCCTTAATGACTGGGGATATTACTGTTTTTCCTAACTGCTTTACCTTTCCGGTTAGTCCATCCGTCTTTCTTGTTGCCGATTCGGTATTGATCTTAGCAGTGTAAGTTTTATCCCAAGCACGCTGCAGCTCTTTCCTCGTTTCAGCTGCATCTTTCCGGAGGGCGGTCTGTTCTTGTCGGATGCTCTTTAGCACAGAACTGGCATTATCCCGGATGGAAATACTGCCTACAACACTCATTTAGCCACCTCCACCTCCCGAAAACAGCTGCTCACGTTCTTCAATGCTCTTTAACATCGATGCATAATAGAAACATTTTTCTTCCACCCCAAGCTGGAGTAGATACTCCAGCTTGAAGCCTTTTTGAATATAATAATGCAGGAAATAACACTCACCGTCTTGGTCTATGAGTTTTTTTGTTCTTCAACAACCGTCACTTTTTTACTTCCGATCACACCGGACAATTTCATAATTTCCGTAGCAATGGATGTAATCTCACTCATCTCGAAAATATCAACCACTTCCGGATAGGTCTTAATCTCGCCCTGATCCTTTAATTCCATTGCGACCGCCTTTAAATCAGGCTCAACAACTGCCAGATAAATACAATACTTATCAGATGCGTTCGGATCTTGCTTATCGTCAATCTCCGTGCATTCCACAATTTCCGGATAGTTCAGGTTCCGGATCTTGATGTTCTGGTCAATGCTCGGAACATATAAAGTCTCGTACTTTGTAACCTTCTTATCCTTTAATCTCTGAACAGCCTTCGCTGTAAAGGCTTTGAAAATATCATCTTTATTTTTTTCCATAGCAACCTCCTACGCAACAGCATCTAAGTTCTGCAGATCAGAAGGTGTGAATCCGATAGAAACTTCTTCCTCGATAATTCCACCCTTCTCCCAGTTCACAACCGGAATCTCATTGTGCCATACATTATCACAAGCCCAGCGTTCGATCTGACCTCCAACAGCATCAGGATCTGCCAGCTTCGCAATAACCTCTGCACGGACATCCATGCCCTTTTTCCAGTTCTCCAAGATTTCCTTTGCTCTGGTATATACCTTTTTCACGGTATAAGAACCTTCGCCCTTCAGACCGGTAATCTTGCTGTCCACATCAATTCCCAGCTGCACATCCTCACGGTTAGCAGTTACTTTCATTTCAATTTTGGAGAATTCAAAAATCTTCTCTCCGTTGATCCAGAGTTCTCCCCATGTTCCGGAGAGAGTCTTATTACCTCTGATAACTTCCATATCCGTTTACCTCCTACATATTGACATTCATTTTCAGATCTTCCATTGCGTTTACAAACTTTACATTGCTAGTGATAAATACCTTTGTTCCGGTGTTAGCTTTAGCAACTGCAATATCATCCATCTCGGAAGTATCCATTCCTCTGCTCTCCAGATAAGTACGCTGTGCATCGATATCAATCGCCACCACATTATCATAGGATTTATCCAGCACATTGCCGAGTAGCCCTTTGTGGTAAGCACCAATGGCAGCCACGAACATCTGCTTTCCATCGTAGTCATTGATGATCTTGCCGACATAGCTTTCCTCATAGGTTTCCCTGATGTCATCCATGTATAAGTCCATTCCTTCTACAATCTTGATAAAACGGACATCCTCTGTCTTTTCTGTCGTGAAACTGACAAGGCTGTTCACGCCTCGCCCAATCTTGTACTTCCTTCCATCAAAGACAATGACTAGCTCACCAGCATTGATACGATCATCCGGATCGTCCGGAGTTTCTGCTTCAGAAATATCGTCCAATACATAATATGTGCTGCTTCTTGCAAGGGAAAGCCCTGCAAGTACCCCAGCAATTCTCGCACAATACTCAGCTGCAGTATGCTTTGCTCCGGTAATGGTCGTGGAGATATTCTCCGTTGTGAGATTGATGATTCCTTCATGATCTCCCTTGCAGTGTGCCAGAACCGCCTTGAAGGTCTTTCTCTCATCATCACGGTACTGCTTGATCCACGCTGAGATTGTTGTTGTATCGGCAGAACCAAGACCGGGAATGGTAAGGTAGTTCCATTTCAGATCTTTCAGCTTCTTAAGTTCAGCATTGTACCCTTCTGCATTTTCTGCTCTGCGGATTGTAATGACAGTAGACGGAGCTCCAGCGAACACCAGCTTCAAATAGTTGTAGTTCTGCTCTGTCCAGTTCTGAAAATCAACCTCATCCACCTTCTTGTAAATATTCAAGTCTTTTCCACCTTCGGTACCGTCCGTGAGAATCATGGCAACGATACCCCTTGCACTTCTTTCAATGGCAGACACTGCCTTTCCACTGAAAATCATGCTAAAACTCGGTAATCCTAAACTCATTTAAATCACACTCCTTTTCTAATAGCCACTTCCAGCTCTCCCATCGGTTCAAACTCATTCGTCTGCTCCCGTGCCTGACGGAAGTTTATGGTAAAACTGTAATGCAGCACATGGTCTGATACTTTCATATTGGCATCATTGATGGTTATGTTCCTGTCTCCAAAACTGAACACCGGGCGGACAACCGCATCAATCTCTGCCCCTTTAATCAAATAGGCGGTATTGCTCTCGCTTTTCTCGTGGTAAGCAATATCAACCAACACTCCCATATCCGTAAAAAATCTGTCGACTGTCTCGTTCCCATTCGGGATGATATCTACGAAGTAATAGGTTTCTGGTTCATCAAGCCCATGCTTTTCTTCCGTGCCTTTTATTTCCTCGTAAAAGACATCGGTATCCGGATCAATCCCTTTCAGCAATGCTGTGATTGCATTTTTTATCTGAATAATCGGATGTTCCATAGTCCACCTCCTAAAGTTCATGAGTATTCAGGAAGTCATTCATCCACTCCCGGAGATAACCGGGAAGGTGTTTCTGCACTTCCTGAAGGGAAAGCTCCATCATGTGGGCTCCTTTTACAAAGCCCTTTCCACCTCTTGTCTGGTGTCCATATTCCACCGGCTCGACATACTCCACGTTGTTATAGACCTCGATGTAATATTCATTGCCTCGCTTTTCTATACTCCCAACGTGCCACTCATTCCGCAAGTGTCCAGTTTTAACCGGAGTGTTATCCTTGACCTTTCCCTGAAGCTGAACCGCCAAATCAATAACCATCTCCCGGAACTCAGCCGGGTACTGGCTCTCTATGGCTTGTGAGAGTCGTTTCTCCCATTCTTCCAGCCCCTCCAGCTTATACTCAGTATTAAACAGTTTCCTTGTCCAACTTGACCGGGATATTATTATGAGACTTCATGCACTCAGGAAAACCTGCAACCGCTTCAATTTTCTTTCCAAAGTGCGTGATCACAAGGAAATCATTGGTCTGGATATCAACTTCCGGACGGGTAAACAGACAAAAAGTTGTTTCCGTCTTCGCAGTAGATTTCGATTGTTGCAGCTTTCCACCTGTATGTGTAGACAATGCGCATTCCACATCTTCATACACAACTTTTCCATCCAGACCGCTTTTAAAAACGCTTTCTCCACCCGGAAGGGTATCTTTGAAAGCTCTGTAAACGGTCACGGTATCTTCGTATGTTGTTGCAAGGATATCAGCTTCTGTCATTTTGCTAAATCCTTCGGCAGATTTATTTTTTTAAAACGGTTAAGGGATTTTTCATAGTTCTTCATAAAATCAACAGTGGCTTTCTGATTACCACTTCCGTCACGATAAGAAATGGCGGTATCACCACGATTGATACTCGCCACTTCCTTCTCGCCGGTCTTTACCAGATCAGCCTTCAACATATCTTCAGCAATCTGTGCTGCAGTGCTGAGAAGCTGCTCCGGCAGATCATCACGGTTGCAATAAATCAGGATCTTATCCACTGCCCTTTTGACATACCTTCTGGCTGACCGTTCTTCCGTTTCTGACATCTTCATGCTGTCCATCACTTCCGCTACTAACCAGTCCTCCTGCTCCTTTGTCATGGCAGTTCCTCCTTATTTTTTCTCTGCAGCCTTATTTTTCTTCAAAGCAGCCTCCAGCTGTTCCTTCGTGCCAGAAAGTTCAGCTTCCAGAGTAGCGATCTTTTTATCAGCTTCTTCTGCGTATTTAGAAGCCTCCTCCAGCTTTTCTTTCGTTGAAGTCAGCTCCTTTTCCAATTCTCCCCTTCTAGCATCCGACGCTTCAATGACTTTTCCTGCTTTTAAAAGCTGCTCTTTCAATTCATTGATCACAGCTTCAGATGCGGCATTACTTTCTGTTTTATTTGCAACTGTTCCATCTGTTCTGACAAACCCCTTGGCTTCCAGAGCCTTGGCTTTGTCCTCGGAATCAACACGCTTCACTACATTCGCTCTCTTTAATTCGATCTCGCTCATGGTCTACTCCTTTCCCCCCTGGGCTAATTCTTCTTTCACATTAACAAAGCACTGTTCCACCTTACGAGCAGGAATCCAGATATCGTGGAACTTACGATAATCCATCGCCCATGCTCTTGCTTTCTGGTTGGTTTCCGGATCAAAAATTCTCATTTTATCCGTCTTGGACACTGCAATAGGTGCCTTTCTCGGAGTGATGATCCAGTTGATGCTCTTGCTGTTTTCAGTAGGAGCAAAACCACCAGCTTCCTGACCGGAAGTCACGCCATCCTTGAAAAGGTACTCCGTCTTCATTCTGTCGGAGCTTACCGGGATTAAAGGATGGATACCATCCAAGCTGCGAACCTTAAGAGTTACATCTCCCTGCTTGAAATCGGTTATATCCAGCTTCTTTGAGAGCTTTTCGGACATGCTTAAGATTGCTGCTACCATGGAATCAATGGTGATAACCAGTGGTGTGTTCTGTCCAACGATCGCCTGAACAGCTGCAATATCATAGTAAAGTTTCTGGAGAATGGTTGCTTCATCAGCGGTATAGCCTCCGGATGCCTTGCCCTTCTTGATACACGCTGCAGCGATGGTACTGTAACGATATGCATCAATCTCAGGAACAACCTTGGTTCTCTGGAACTCGCCCATAACAGTGGATGCAGTCAATACAAAATTTGTCTCATCCACATCGTTCTCATCAAAACTGAAAGAGCGTCCTCTGTCCTGAGTCATCTTCTTGGTTTCATACTGGAAATTCACGCTGCCCTGCACAAATCCATTGGTGCGATCATAATCAGCCATTCCGTCCATATCGAGACTCGGAATCTTGACCTCCGCACCACCGGTGTACTTAACCAACTTCTCATTTACTTCCATCCAACCGGAAGTAGCCTGCTCCACTGCAGCCTTGTCTAACTCGCTCTGAATAATTGTTGCGGTTTCAATGGTATTCATTTACTTTCTCCTCCTTATAATCCTCTGACATTTCTTGCGATCTGGTCTCTTAACAGATTTTCAGCAGAAGCTGCTCCGCCGAGTCCTTCCGGTGTCTTACCCTTCAGCCGAGACTGGATTGCCACTGCCAGACTGTCCTTAAAAACCTTTGTGGTATTCTTCAGGGTTTCTTCCATGCGCTCCTTGCTGGAATAGTCAAGCACATCTGCAAGACCAACCGGGAATCCATCCGTTTCCAGAGATTTAGTCGCACTCTCTCTCAGCTCTTTCTGCAAGAGCTGGCTTCTCAAACTGGCAATCTCGGAGTCTTTTTTCTCCTTCTCCTCTTTTGCCTTTTCCTCCGGAGTGAGTTTTTTGACACGCTCTGCCTCCGCAGCTTCATCTAACCACTGCTGTTTCGCAGCTTCGATGGCAGCATCTACATCTGCCTGAGTGAAGGATTTCTCCTCTTCAGCTTTTTCCGCAGCAGGATCTCCATCCTTTTTTTCAGGTTCAGTCCCTTCAGCTTTCTTTCCACCGCCAAAAAGTCCATCAATAAACTTCTGGAGGGTACTTACTTTCTCCGGTGTACTTTCCGCTGTCTGCTGTCCCTGCGTTTCTGTTGCAGTGTTCTGAACTTCCTGCTCAGTACCCTGCATGGTGGTTGTTCCATCCATCTTTTTTTACCTCCTGGTCTAAATTTTGTATAACAAAAGCACCATTTAAAATGCTTTTAAACGATGCTTGAGTCCATATTTTTTGCAATTAAATAAGCACCCGGCTGGGTGCTTATTTGCTCTTGTGTTCGCAATATTTTTTATTATAATTTCCGGTACCCGGAAAAGACTGTTTTAGCTTCTCCTTTGGTATTCCCTCCGGATGTTTTTCGCATTTTCCGAATCCGTAATGATATTTACACGAATTACACTCGCTATTAACTGGTTTCGGTGCATCACTCCACCGTTTATCTGAATATGGATTGCTCATTATATTTCCTCCATGTAAATCACGTTATTAACCACCTTGGATATGTAGAACATCGAATCTCTTTCAAACAAAATCTCTTTTTCCTGAGAGTTAAATTTCCGTATATCTCGCCCGGTCTTTGATGTAATAACATACTGAATCGGGAAACTGTCATCATATACCTCAGTGGAACTTGAAAGAAATTCAGGAAAACTAATTTCCATACCGGGCTTATGCCCCACAATAAACTCCTGCACATCTGGTATTCCAAAATCAGAAACAGAGCGATATAACACTCCCTGATAGGTCGGCATCTTCTGAAGAGCTGAATCCAGATTGCTAATCTGTTTCTTTTCTTCCTTCGTCAGTTTGACGCCCCTTCTCAGCTTGTCATTCCACGTGTATGCCTCGCTGCTTATATAGCTATTTATTGCGTGCTGTTCATTCTCTGATAGTTTTATTATAGGTTCCGGAGCTGGAGTGTCAACATATTTCTTCTTCCACTCCTCAAACTTCGGATTGCTCTCCAGTGGATTCACTCCTTCCCGGTCTTTAAATAAATCAATCTTTGCTTTTGCCTTGATTGTGCATTTACAATTCGGATGAATCGGTGGTAGATTAAGCCCCGGCTCTGCCTCATCCAGCGGAAAAGATTGTCCATTTAATTCCATACATATTTCGCAACCACCTCCAAGAAAAGTATACTCCTGAATTCCCATTTCCCTATAAGAAGCAAGTTCTCCCTGATTAGAGAAATAGCTGCTCTCCGTCCGGACAAGCCTTTCTGCAGCATAGCGTCCCTTGCCCATGACATCATTGATTTCCTTTGCCATCTTCTGTACGCTGGAGCCATTCATAAATCCCATCGTCAGCTCTCTCTTGGCGAGAGTGGCAAGTTTATCAGTATTTTCCCACAGTGCTTGCGAGTAATTCTTTCCAGACCACGGATGCTTCAGTATCCTTTGGAGCATCTTCACATCTACCTTGGAAACATTGAATCCAACACCAAGGATGCTCTGCACATCATAACAGCCCCGGTAATAATTGGTCTTGAACATATCACCCAGCAGATCTGTTATCTTCGTTTCCGTATCCCTCGACAGTGTTATCATTGTCTGGTAAACGGTAGCAAGCATCTGCTCCTTCCTGCTGATCCGCGACTTCATTGCCAGCGTGTTCAGTTCCAGAAGTGTCTTGGAATCCCCTTCAGCTTCCTTCAGGTATTCTTCAATCCCCTTTTTCCATCGGGAATATTCACTTCCGGTCAGCAGCTTGGAAGCCTCTGCATTCGTCAGACCATTCTCCGTGGCATATTTTTGAAACATAGAATTGATTTCCGTTTCAAGCGTCCATGCTGCTTCATCAAAGAGAAACATTATCTCTTTTACGGATTGGTCTGTAATCTCTGCATTATTGAGAACCCTCTGCTTGGCTCGCTCAATCCACTCGTTACGTTCCTTCTGGCTCATCCGTTACCGCCTCCGTTCTGTCAGCTGCACCCTGAAAAGCCTTGGTAAAATTCTTATATACTCCGAAGTCTTCCTGCTCCTTGTTCTTTTCTTCCTCCAGTTTTCTCAGCTCATCCTGAACATTTTCAACACCTGGCATCAGCTGCAGTCTGGTCTCCCTTGAAAGGTCATTTGCCAGCATCGTGACAATCTGTGCTGTTTCCATATCATTCTGAGGACGGTTTCTGCGGAATTTTGGAACAATGTCTCTGTAATCATAATTGTGCCCCATGATGTTCAAGATATTTGTGATCAGCTCAATCCTGCGCTGCAGTCCTTTCTTGAACTTCCGTTCCTTAATCGAACATATCTGCTCCAGTCCCCATAATTTATAGGATATAGCCACTCCGGATAGGTTTCCTCCAAAAGACTCATCACACATATGTGGCACATTGGCTCCAGTGTGAATATCCTCACGGAGCCGGTTCTTATAATTTTCCAGTGCAGTATCATCAATCGTCTTCAGGAGCCAGTCCACATCTCCTCCATCCTCCAGAATGATAGCTCCTTTTTCCTTCATGTCAGCAATGTCCTGACTGCTGACATCTCCAAGTTTTAAAACCTTTAAAATGGCATCATCATTATACTGGAAATAGTTTGCAGTGTTACTCTGCACCTTGTTATAGGCATCAATCTCCGTAATGACACCCTCAAAATCTCCAAGCCTTTCCTCGTTGTTGATGTATTCCACAAACGGAACGTCCTGCCAGTAATGTTCCTCAACTGCTATCATGTTCAGGTATCCATTATTCAATGACTGGAATCGCATCACAAGACTGGAATTCCAGAACTCCACCTTCCTGATTACGTTGTCATCCTTATCCTTTGAAATAATGGTTCGGATAAATGCCATCGGAGTGGAAAATCCACTGTCCGTCTCGCAAATCATAATTCCGTTAGCAGCCGGAACCCTCGCAAGCCTTATCTTGGCATCCTCATCCAGATAGAGCATTTCAAAGCAGCTTCCGCAAATGCTGCACTGCTTCGCCAGCTCCATGTTGTGATCCTGCTCATCGTTGTAATCAAAAATATCCTGCACTGTCTGCAGGTATTCATCATTCTGGGAGTCATAGACAATCGGCTCACCCACGAAGTAACCGGTGGCGGTATCCGTGATGTATTTTGCCATATTATTGACCAGACGGTTGTTCGGAGCTGTGCTGTCCTTCTTGTTTTCTCCAAGGATTCTATGATTGCCAACATAGTAATCATGCAGCATTCCGTATTTTACATCCGTGCTGTTCTCATCGATGATCTCACGGATATCTTTTTCTGTCAGACTTTCAATGGAAGCCCTATCCATATAAATAACCGGCATGACCGTTACCTCCTACAATCCTAATTTCCCTTTATCCAGCACCCGGAACCGTTTCATCTTCTTGGCAATCGTTCTGCATCCTTCCAGAGCATCCACACCATCATCGTGCGCTCCCATCGGGAAGTGCTCCATCTGCTCCAGCAGTCTCTTGTGCCTTTTATTGAACTTGATGTAATGGTTCTTTACATCCGGCTGCATCGTCTGTATACGCATTGTCTTATCGCTGGTCTGCGGTACCTCCTCGATTGGAAGGTATAACCCAGCTTTTGCAGATGCCTTTGCCAATTCTTCCTTCAGGAACCACTGGAACTGCACTGTCTCAGCTCCGAACTTCTTATAGCCCCTGCCATAATCCCTGCGGAGCATCTTCTCCTTCTCCAGAATGTCACCGATAATTTTATCCGGATGTCTGCGTTCGATATCCGCATCCATGACATACATATACCCGGATACTTTGTGCTTCGCCAGCGTGATGATGGCGGAAAAGTCGCTGTGCTTGGTCTTTCCAAGTGACGGATCGACAAAGCCAAAGAAAAGGAAGTCCCGGTTCTTGAAGTCGATCTCTGCTTCATTATAGAATTCAAACCATTCAGGATTGAAAATACAGTCTTCCGGATTGATAGGCTCGTTCTGTTCCTCGGAGTTGAAGGATGCCTCGCCTTCTGTCAACCTCATAACCATCAGATCATAATAAGACAGTTTTTCCTCCCACAGAACCTCCGTGCCCTCCAACATCTTCTCCCGGTGCCTTTCAAAAAACTCTCTCGCATCGGCTTCGTGGTTCTCGTTTGAAAGGTCTGTGTAAATCTCCTCCCATTCCTTCCATAGATCCTCTTCGTTGGAAAAAGAAATGACCGCCTTGTATTTAATGGCTTTATATCCCGGATTGTTCAGGGTTTTCGCCAGAAGGCTGTCATAATGCAATAATGTTCCAATATAGATAATGTCCGTGTAATCATCACCGGCTTTTGAAACAGCTTTTAAAAACCAGCTTTCAAGTTTCTTTCGCTGCTCCGGTGTCCGGACATTCTCGTCATTTTCAATATCATCCAGAACCAGAAGGTCTGGTCTCCAGTTTCTGTGTTTTCTGCCTCGGATCTTCTTTCCCGATCCGATTGCCTCAACTTTGATGTTGGTGCTTGTGATCAGTACGTTGCTTCTCCAGACTTTTCCGACCAGGCTCCCGAAGTCCTCCTTCAGAGCTTCGTTCTCCTCAAACTCTACCCTGATGTTATCGAGAAATCCCTCAGCCTGCTCTGAGCTGTCGGATATGATAATCGGATAATGCTTGTATTCATAAACTATGGCATGAATGCTGCCTTTAAAAGTAAGGCTCGTGGACTTTGCGTGTCCACGTGGAGCTGCGACCACTCGCTTGGTTCCATTCATCCGGCTGATCTTCTTTACCTTTGCCGGTGTAGTCGGATATTCCCCTTTCAAAACTCCTTGTTGCCATATATTATCCAGTTCCCGGTGAAATTCCGGGGATGGTCTGGAAAAATAATGTGGAAAGTATGCCCTGCCGAAAAATTCCATATCAATGGCTCCCAGCCTCTGGCGGATGCCTCCTTTTCCGGTAAGCGGTGCTCCGGATTCATAATCTTTCAAAATCTGCACACGTTCCGAAGAACTGTCCTTTTTTAAAAAGATGTTTAAAAGGCTTTTTAAATCGCTTGTAACAGCCTCGGTATCATCATAGAAGCTCTTGCTCTCAGCCTCTGCCATCGCTCCGATCAGAACACCGATGCTTTCTTTTTTTCCTGCTCGCACACCCACCACCTGCCTTTCCGTAAAATTTTAAGGCTCATATTTGCCCCATATTTGCATTTTTGTGTTTCAGCGATAATTTCCCCCACTTTCATCATTCAAACGATTTTAAATGGGTTTAGCGTGTTTTTAAACGGTGTTTTTACACCATTCAAAAAAGAGAACTGCCAGAACAAGCCCGATGGGTAGGCTTCGCCACCCAACCAGTGTACTTTTTCTGCTCAGTTCCCTTTCTCTATGTCCGCCAGCTTCCGGCATCGGGACGAATCAACCGTATGCCATCAGGTGGCTTCTTTCAAAACCGCTTGTGCTGCACCCTCTGCCCCATCCCTGCCAGCCCCGGCAAGGCTTAGTTCCTCATCTTCCTCCAGCCGGATGCTCAACTGGACTTCCTTTTTCTCATTACAGATCGTAATCTCAAAGGTTGCTTTCCTGCTCCGCTTATCATACTTGATGATGCGGTTTTCAAATTTTTCAAGAACACCTTTCACAACCTCATAATTTCCATCGCCAAGAGCCCTGACTACTGTAGGCTCAATCGGCTGATTGTTCTCCCCGGTCAGCAGCATGATCCACTCCGCCTCCAGATAAGAAAGTCTTGACGGATTCCTGCTGTCTCCAAGAAACTGGATTACTCCCGGAATGCCCTTGACCTTATAATAATTATCCGCATTGTAATTCATGTTCAGGAATACATATCCGGTAAACAGGATGTATTCTCTCTGCGACCACGAACCGCCGGAGCGTATCAGACGATTTTCTTTCGGAACAAGAGCCCTGATGCCCTGTTCTTTCAACTTCCCGGCAATATCATCTTCCTTGCCGGTCATAACTTGAATCACATACCACATCACCTTTTATCCCTCCAGTCCTTCGTTTTTCTTCTTGTTCAGGTATGCACTCACCTGACGGTAGAGTTCCGGATTTTCCTTCGCCATAGCCTCAAATACAAGGCTCTTGACTGCCTCCAGTCCGGCTTCGTAATTATCACGATTCTGTACTTCAATCCGCTTCTTATAAGCAGCTGCCCGGATGAGACCATTGGTCTCCTTGATCAGCTTCTCAATCGGCACTTCCTTCATCTGCTCCTCATCCACGTTGGTAAGGGCATTCATGACATGATGGCTCGCCAGACGGATGAGTGCCTCCGAAGTGTCCAGATCCGGATACCGGCTCATTTCATCCATCAGCATGGAGAAATTGCTCTGTGCCACCGTTATCATCTCCACAGTGGCAAGATACTTCTTTGCATAAGTACAGATCGCCATCTGTGACATTTCTTCGCCATTCTCTTTCAGAAATGCAACAATTTCTTTATATGTGCAACCGGTCAGGAGCATCTGCTCCACAGTGTCCTTCAGTTCTGGCGGTAATCTGTCCACCTTGCCGGTGCTGCGTCTTCTCTCCTTCTGTTCCATCATTAATTGCCAAGATCAACCATGTTATCAGTAATCCCACCGCCCAGGAGCCGGATGCCTTTTCCTGTGACTTTGGCTTCCAGTGTCTGATAATCACAGTCCGCAAGGGATGCATCTTCACGTGTTTTAATATCCCTCAGGTAGATATAGCCCTCTTCTGCAAGGAAATTAACGCTGTCTACAAATTCCTGCTTTTCAATGCCTTCGTAGCTGACCGCCTTCTCCACACTCCGGAGTGCATTGTATTTTTCCCGGAGCAGGTTTATTGTCGACAGCACCCTGCCATTGTTCATTGTAAAGTTGCCAGCCCGAAGCTGCCTTTTTTCTGTTTCTCTGCTCATCTTTTCGACCTCCTACTTCTTCAGCATAAGTTCCAGCATCTGATCCAGCTTTCTGTCCATCTTGTTCATTTCCCGTATAAAATCATCCTTCGTCAGATACTCTGCTTTGATCTGTTTGATATCAGCCCGGCATTCGTCAAAATCTTTTTCATGTACGTTCTTGGGTGTATAGTCTTCCCGAATCTGCCGGATGTCTTTTTTTAATTCCTCGGTGCTTTCTTTCAGATCTGTCTTAGTAACCCTCTCATTGTCTATCCTTCTGATCTCCTCTCCATGCTTGTCAACCTGACTCATGGTGCGTTTCAGAAAATATGTAATCACTCCAATTCCCAATGTGATTGCTGTAGTTATAATCCATTCGCTCATCCTCTCACCTCACACAAAAAAAGATACACCTGCGTGTCTAACACAAGTGTATCTCCTAAATCATAAATATTAAAATAAAGCACTTAAGAAAATATATTCATTCTAAGAAGTCCGTAAGATTCATCTGACCATCTATCGGTCTGGCTTTTATCTCTTTTGCTTTGTCTAAAACTATATTGCGAATCCACGTTTCTGTCAATCCAAATTTCAGAGCCAGTTCTCTGTAATTTCCTCCGTCAAACTCCTCTTTAATCATTTCGTCACGAACCGCTTTTTCCAGACTTTCAATTTTCGGAATGTAGATGGAAGTGCCATTAAAAGCCCTCACGAGGCTCTTGAAAGCCTCCAGCCCAATCAGTTCCGCAAGCATTTTCTGCTCCTCGTCCAGATTTTCCATTTGCACCTTTTCCAGCAAGTCCATTATGCCTCGCCTCTCTTTCTGGCACTTGCCACATATCTCTTTAAAATCTCGATCAGGTTATTCCCTTGCTCAAAGGTTATCCATGCAAACGGGTTCTTGGCAATGGCATCCGCACCAAATTCCTTTTTGATGACCGCACAAAGTCTGTCCCCCAGCTGCACATCGTTTGGCACCTCATCGTATTTCTTAAGCTCATACATGAGGAACCAGATTTTTTTCTGCTGACCGGATGTGACTCCGCCCGGTCTGCTCTGATGTTCCTTCGGCATTTTGCTTCTCGGCTTTGGAGAGGCAGTTTTACCCTGCAGCTCCTCCAGACGTGCAATCACTGTACAAGCCTCTTGGTATGTAAGACTTTTTATAGAGTCTTTTCCGGTCACACCTCCCACCAGCACATGGAGTTCATCCTCGTTGCCGGATGCCTTAATGCCAAGTGCATTGCCGATGGCATATATTTTTCTGATTTGAAACTGCTCTATCGCTCTCATCTGCCTCTCCTTTCCGGTTATTCCGTTTTCTCAGCCTCCACCGTTACCTTGATGCCCTCATCCACGATAATGGCTGCCCGGATGATTTCAACCGCCTCCTGCGGTGTTCCTTTCCACTCTGCTGACTTTAATATCTGCAGCATCCATTCCCAGTTGATGATCTCCGCAGTCAGATATGCCCAGTCGCTGGCTTCCTGCTCCGGCAGCCCCACCAGCTTCATCAATGTCTCCGTATCCTTTTCATACTTGCCCTTCAGCTTCTTTTTCAGGGTACGTTGGATCTTCTCATCAGCTGTGATTGCCTTGATTGTCTCGTCCAAGCTTCCCTCGGTGTAATTGCCCATGAACATCATGGTAAACAGTCTCTTGCATGGATCCGTCATCTTGTATGTGGTATCCTCTTTCACAAAATCCCCGAACACATCACCCAGCAACTTCTTAACCATTGTCATGGAGACCGGTTTTACAGTCTCGCTGTTTCCGACCACAACCTTGGAATTGTTGCTGCCCCAATAGTCAATGGTCTTTTTCTTGGTGTCCCTCAGGTCATCCGTTGCCAGCTTCTCGAACCACGCTTTGATCTCGTCAATCTCTGCCTTGATTACACTCTGCTGGCTGGTCAGCTCCACTAACCGGTCAGCCTTTGCTTTGATTTCCATTACATCTGACATCATCTGAATACCTCCGCAATCTTGGCTGCACATTTCCTGCAGATCTCAATACCACAGACCATTTTCACATCATCCACCGTTCCGCAATGGAAACAAGCCGGAACATGCTTCTGAATGTGGATGCCGTCTTCATTCGTTGTAATGTCAACCGGAACTCCCGGAAGAATGCCGGTCTCCTGACGGATACCTCTTGGGATGGTCACTCCACCACCCTTAGTCACTTTTTTGCTTGCTTGCATCTCGTGCCCTCCTTTTGATTTTTACTGACACAACCAGCTCATCCAGCCGGTTCATGTGTACCATGCTTCTTTCAGAGAAGATCACATAGAAGGCTCCATGACTGTACTGATATCCCGTCACAGTCCGGTATTCTGTTGTAAATTCATCCGTAAAGCCGACCTCAGCTCCAACCGGATACTGCAGGATTGTCCGTATAATCCTTGCTATCATGCCATTCTCCTCTCCCACTCTGCATTTTATGGGCTTGTGACCATCACCTTGCGGTGGCTGCATTAAGAGGGGCAAATGCCCCTTATGTAATTTTTCTGCCATACCGGCGTCCCTTTTCCGGCTTTTCAATCTTACAGATCAGTGTGAACACTGCTTCGATTTTTTCCTCTTCGGATAATTTGTCACTATTTAACTCATAGATGAACAGCATCTTTCCGTTATCCCTGATATAAACCGTCTGCTCCGTATGACAGAGCATCGGATCTGCCGAATAGGTCGCTCCGAACCAGCGGATGCTTCCCCCCGGACTGATCGTTCTCGGCTCAAAGTACATTTCTTCTCTTAATACCATCCTGCACCTCCTTACTTTGGCTTCGTGTATCGGTACGTGGTACCGTCTTTTCTGGTTGCAATCATAATCTTGGCTTTACCTTCCCGGATCAGGTTGGCACACAACCTTGTCTCTTCCCATCCTTTCCGAATTTCCTCCGGAACCTTAACATCTGATTTCTCGCTCATTTCTTCGCCTTTCTGATAGTCTTTGTTTTTCCACTCCTCCTCTGCAGGGCAATTCTGCTGACAATGACCATCTCCTCTGGAGTGTCCTTAACAATCAGCCACTTTTCAGAATCCAGCCCGGTATCCTGCAGAAACTTCTTTTGTGCCAGTGTCGGCTTCTTTCCATTCTTCACTTATCCACCTCCGCAATCTTTACCACTACACCATGCCTTTCACTCTCTGTAACCTTAAACCGGAATCCATTATCTTCTGCCTCTTCCTTCTTTCCAGCAAGGTACATTCCAGCTCGTAGCAATGCTGCATAATCTGTCAGTGTGGTGTAATTCCTCACCGTAATCTTTCCCGGCACCTCATCACCTCCCGACCTCAACTGTGTGTTGCATTGAAATTTTCCATCGCCCATCGGTTTCCGGTGGATTGTACCAACCTTCTTGTGCGTTCTGCCGGATCAATTCTCTTTCTGTCATTCATCCCCGGTATACTCTCAATAGCTTCTCTCATACCGCAATCCGGGCAGATATCCGTTTTATTATCCACCCTCGACAATGCCGGACGTCCAGTGTATGGTTTCCGGCACTTAGGACATACCACCATGCCTGAATCCTCCTTTTATTCAGTTTTGCCTCACTCTGCATTTCATGGGCTTGTGACCATCACCATTCAGTGGCTGCATTAAGGCTGGGGCATAAGCCCCGGCACATTGTTATCTATCCGGAAACGTGAATTTGCATTCGCATACCGGATGCCTAATGATCAGCGTTTTCTTTTTCAATCCCTCACGGTACCCTTTCATGTATGAGTAATAGTTACTCCTCTGGATACGCTGATTCCATCCTATTAACCATCCTGATATTGCAGATACTGCAACAATCAGCAGTACCAGTACCACACCGGCTATTCCAGTATGAAAGCCGAATACAATCATAAACATAAGAGCCATCAAGATTGCACCAGCAGCTACACCGACCAAAATTGCGGTACTTCTTTCTTTAGGGTTCTTCATTTTGCATTTACCTCCGTTTTCTCTTACTTCTTGTCCTTTTTATTCCCGATATATGCCAGTACAATCAGCGTCAGGCATATCACAGTCACGATATAACACTTTTCCATGTCCTGCCCTCCTATATGAAGCGGATTCCCATTGTATTTGCCATTTTTTCCAGCCCCTCAAAGGAAATATCCTCGTTGTTGACTGCGTTATTGAACACACTCACCATTCCACGAATTCCCCATTTGCTGTGGCTGATGCTCAGAAGGTAGTCAATCTCTTTCTGCATTCCCTTCTCTTCCAACACCGGGAAGAATTTGACAACGTCTTCTCTCTGGATATCCGATGTGCGGTACCTTCCATGGAGCTTCGTGCGGTTGAACTGCTGGGCGAAAATTGCTTCCTGCTTTCCGAGCATCTTATTGTAGACTTCCACATTTCCGATGAGCACGATTCCAATACCCGGCTTTCCGGTAAATATATCTTCATCTACCCACCCTCTGATTTCTTCCAGAGTGAGGAATTTAAGATTCTGTGCTTCATCGATAATGATAACCTTATCAGTCTCTCTGAGCTTCTCCTGAATGGATACCGATAAATCCTCGGTGCGCTGGTTTTCAGGGAGTTTTAATGTCTTTGCAATCATCTTTAAAAGGCTTCTTGTTGAGCCGGTACTCGGTGTTGCTTTCACATAAACTGTTGTTGAAGGATTGTCCTGCAGGAACTTGGCTGCTGCTTTCGTCTTTCCGATCCCGGCATCCCCATCAATAACTACAATTCCCTTCTCCAGCTGGCAGTACCGGATCAACTTGTACGCTTCCTCGGAAATGGTTGTCGGTATGTACCCGGCTGAAGTCTTGGTTCTGAAAGGTTCCGCTTTCTGCGCATTCTGTGTTTTCTCTTCCTGAATCTGAAAGAACTCCTTCAGCTTATTTTCCACCGCTTCAATATCGCCCTTATCGTACATACTTCTGCGGTACTGGCTGAGTGCAGCCTGACTGATTCCAAGAATCGGGGCTGCCTTTGCCTGACTCAAATTTTCGTCCTTCAGGAACTTCTCTAATCTCTCCTGAAGCTTTGTGTTGTACTGTTTACTCATCATTTACCTCCTCGCCTTATGGCTGCATTTCTATTCATTACATCAAGGTCTGCACCGCCAACCACTTTCTTGAATACTGGTTCTTCGTCTGCCCTCTGAACCTCAAGCAGGGATGGATTCGGTTTGCCCTGATAGTTCGCTTTGTTTCGCTCGGCTTGCTTAAGCACAAGCTCCATTGCAGTAATCTTGTCCACATCTGCCAGAATAGCATTTTCCTTGTATTCCCTTGCGATACGCTCCAGCCTTCTGGTCTTCGCCATCGCTGCCTTGACATCATCCTTGCTGGCATTGTAGGAAAGAACTGCGGTATTGTCTGCAGGTACTGACATAATGTAACGGTCTTCCAGATCGTAAATTCTGACCTCGCTTAAATTCTCCGGATCATAACGGAAGTAAACTTTCTTTCCGAGCATCAGATGTACAAAATCATCATTCCAAAAGTCGATGCGTCCACCTCCAATATCCAAGTGAACTCCTCGCCTTGTAACCTGCTGCGGTCTAGTGCTTCTCATCAGCATGAGGTTAAGCTCCTCAGCCGATGCCACACGTTTCCGTTTCAGATGCTCGTTGAAAACATCCATCTTGCATTTTCCCTTGTCGGCTTCCACAGCTCCGTTGTAGGCTTCCATGTTGAAATACCACTCCAGAACCGCTGTCACATACTCCTCAAATTCCTCATCCGTATAAATCTGCTCTTTCTTCAGTACGAATTTCAATCGCTCCGGCTTCTCCACCACACTTCCTCCGGTGTAGGTATTAAAAAGCCTTGAAAGGTCATTTTTAACATCCTCAAACCGTCTCTCGATGATTTTTGCCTTCGCATTCCGGACAATCGCATTTGTCATGTTAATGCCAAGTCTCTTGAATACTCCCGGTGGCTCAAATTTCTCCTCGCCATCCTTTGGTTTCTTCTTACGGTGTCCCAAGCCTCCGATATCGAAGGTCAGGAACTCTCGACCATTATCCACGTAGATGTTATCCGGTATGCCATATTTGAGGATTCCCTTCCGCAGTGCTATCAGTGTAGCCTCGGAGCAGGGATTGTATGTAATATGGAATCCGGTAAAAATACCGCTTCGTGCATCCAGAAATGCTGTCAAATAAGGTCTGTGGATGTTTCCATTCTTGTCCTTTACCATGACATCAAAGGTATGGTTATCAGCAATCCACCACTCATTGCTTTCGATATCCTCATAAATTCTGCGGATAAACGGAGCGCAGCGGTCATTGTAGGCTTTATGTCCCTCACGTCCCAGCACCTTGACACCTTCCGGCACCTCGTTGTTGAGTCTGCGGTAAAAAGCGGAATAGCTTGGAATGTCGGTGTATAAATCCGGTCTTTTTTCCTGAGCCCACATCTTGGTGTAGTCCAGGCACTTCTGGATCGGATGCTGGCTCTCATCAAGGTAGAAATACAGAAACGCTTGCCATATCGTATCATCAATGCTGCTGGTTCCCTTTTTCCATTTGCCCCTCTTGTCAATGAGACCGTCTAAATCATTTTCTTTAACCGCTTTCCACTTCCGGTACAGGATATCAACAGAAATCTCTTTGTCCGGATATTCCAGTCCACATAAAGTAACAAATTTCTTATCAACATCTGCTTTGCAGGTAACTCCCGGCTTCATCCGGTACTGCTGCCACTGCTCCACAAGGCTGATCCAAAAATCAATCTCCTGCCTTTCGCTTTCTGAGAAATGGTCTACCGCCTTTTTATCCGTTACCGGCTCCGGAGTGCTTATCTCCTCCGGTGGGTTCTCCAGATTCATCTGATACCATTTCTGCTGTAGTTCCTCATCCAGAGCCTCCAGCGGTACCAGATAGGTCTTTCTGTTTTTATCATTCAGGATTTCCTGCGCCTGAAGTTTACCTTCTTTAATTATCCTTTGAACATACTGATAACTGCATCCTTTGACCTCTGCCACCTGCTTTGCGGTAAGCATCTGTCCCATCACATCACCACCTTACAGCCTGTCATCATCAGATGCAGGAGGCTATCCCTGCATGACCGGCTTCCGCCGGTTTCGACTGTTCGCTTTTCAATTTCTCTGGTATAATCTCCGTAGGAAGGAGGTGTTTACCATGACTGATATTGAAGCATTGAAGGAATCCGTTTCAGAAAAACTCTATGCCCAAGAACCCCTTGCTCAGGCTATATTGTCATATCTGAACAATTCAGACCCTGCTGCCCATCAAGCAATACTAAATCGCTTTGATGAAATCGTATCTGCACGTATTGATTGCCTCATTCAAGAAGCCCTCGAAAACGAAGCAAATACTGAAAAATGCAGGAAGTGATTTATTTTCGGAATATATGGAGTGGAGTTCCTGCTTCCGTGTACACCCTAATGAACCAAGGTGTACACTCCGCAATTACTGTTTTTCCAAGATTGAGATGTACAAAATCTGCATCCCAGTACTCCACTCCATCAATTCTGATTCCTCTGCGAGTTACTCGCTGCCTTGAAAACGCTGTTTCCATTTGAAAGAGCTTCACACGCTTCACTCTCATCAGCCAATCGCTCTCATCCTCGGTGCATAATCCGTAATACTCATCCGTTCTGGTAAAGTGATATTCCACTCCGTAAAAGTGTTTGATCGCCATCCGGTAAACTTCCCACTGTGCCTGACACCATGCCAGTGTTCTCAGTACTTCCTTATCCTCTCTATTTCTGCTCAGTGCATCATCCCATGCGGTAATTGTGCTTTCCAGTTCCCCTCCGAACTCCGTTTTTAAAAACTGCTCTTTATTCATTTTCATACGCTCCTCCTTAAATGGCTTTTAAAAACTCTTTAAAATCATCCACATCTCCATCCAGTTCCTCAATAATAGGAATGATGTATTTGTTTCCGGACTGCTTTCCGTGTGTTGCTTCGCTAATTCTTGCGTGTGGGATGCCCATCTGCCTTGCCAGCTCGTTCTGGGAGATCTCTTTCTCCACCAACCGTATTTTTACCCACCGTCTGAATTCAGCGAGATTACTTATTCTGTTATTTTTCAACTTCCACTCGCCCTCCTTTAGCGTTATCCGTTATATTCTTCTGTACCAGTGTTACAAAATAACCTATTCAGTTATCGTTTTTCGTGATATAATGGCTTTTGTATTATTGGTACATTTTGATTATAGTGCGATATTTTCGCATTGTCAATATAATATTGCGAAATATACGCATTATTTTCAAGGAGGTTATTATGCCTGATTTGTATGGGAGAATATTGGAGCAAACAGAGCGTTTAGGTATTACTGGTAAAGAATTAGGAGAATTACTTGGCTTGAAAAAAAGCCCTTTAACAGACTGGAAAAATCACAAGTCTAATCCTACGTTGGAGCAGCTTGCTAAAATGTGCGAAATTTTCGCAATCTCTTCTGACTACCTACTATTCGGAGTCGCTAACATTTTATCACCGGATCATCAAGAACTTATTGACACTTATGACAAGTTAGATCGCCGAGGGCAGCATCGTGTCCACACTATCATCTATGAAGAAATAGATCGGATGAATGGTACACCGGAAGCGTCTGCTTCCAGAAGCGTCACATAAAAAGAAATGGAAATGTATTATATATTGACCCTTCCTCTTTTGCGTGATATATTTTAATTGCATTTACCACTGTGCTTTAAGGCATAATAAAAAGAGCAGTTTCGGACGTTCTGCCACGCTCCCGATTCTGCTCTTTTTGGGTTGGTATTATGGTTGGTATTCAATCTCCTTTTAAAATCTTATTCAATATGGCTCTTTGAACGTACCTTTTAAAACCTTTTTGAAAGGCTAAAAATCCAACAAAATCAATACTTTCAAGCACTTTCTCAAACTACTTTTAAACGGTTTTTGAACGATTTAAAACCCATACTTTTTACCAATATCATCTCTGACATTTACGCCTTTTAAACTCCTCTTTCTCTTTTCAAGTTGGCATTTACAAATTCCGTATTTTTTAAAGGCATTTCCTACCTTTTAAGCCTAAAAAAGCCCCATTTCATGGGATTTCTCGCCATGTAAGGGACTTTAAGGGTTTTTAAGGGTTCTCAGGTTGGTATTACCCTTGATTTATACGGAAACTCACAGCGACAATACTCTGCGGTATCAAAAAACATAATGCATCCATCGTCTTTTTTTTCAAGTGCTATGCTTACACCATTGCTTACCAGTGTATTTTTTAACAACGTCAGTACCACTTCTATCTCCTGCTTGGTTTCATCAGTCATTTCAACTTCACCTTTCTCTTTCTGCCTTTCTTCTCAAACTTGTCGCACATCCCAACCGGGCATCCACGCCTTAATCTGGTCTATAAATAATATCCACACATGATTTCTGTCTGACTGTGTTTATAAGAGTAAATACATTTCCGGCAGTATTTTACGCTTGTCTTGGTCATCTCTCACATTGGCATCACTCCGCTATATCTAAATCACATTCCTGCTTGAAATATTTCACAACATGGTCGTCGTTCATTCCCTCTACATAGTTCTTGGAAAAATCCAGCATCCTGTTCCACCATTCACGAATCAATTCGCCACTGAATTTGTAATTGTAATGCAGTGTATAAACTGCAATCACCAAATAACACTCAATGCCGTCATTCATGTTCGAAATTACGGATTTAATCTGGTTCTGCTTAGGATTCTTGCCATACATACGAATCTTGGCTCTGTACGGAAAATTCCTTGCTTCTTTCTCACAATCAAACCCAATGTTTTTTATAAATCTTTCTTCCTCTGCTCTAATGGTGGATACATTTTTTATTTTCTCGTTATTCTTCCGAAGAATTTCGTTGTAATTCTTTAGCTTCTGTTTTGAGAAATCTATGTCATAGTACAGAACATAAAAGCATGACATCTGCATTGATTTGAATGTCTGCCAAAAACAATTGTCAGATTCGCTTATATGTCTGGCTATGCGCTGCATTGTGAATTTATCCTCATAATTTTTCGGTTCAAGCTTTCTTGTCTTTTTTCTCAATGCATTGCTCATGTTTTTCCTCCTGTTATCACTTTTTCAATGATTTCCTCCTGCATCCGCTCTGCGATATGATCCCGGACTGATTCTTCTGGAAATGCGATCTGATATGTCCGCTCCTTGATCCGGTTCGTGATCCGGTCATCGTAGGATAGTTTGTCCAGCGGATCATTACTCGTGAAAATCGTTACCTTCTGGTTTATGTACCGCTCATTGATGATCTGATACATTTTGTCATTTATCCAGTCCGCTGGTCGCTCCACTCCGAAATCATCAATTACAAGAATGTCTGTGGTGTAAAGTGCGTCTAAAAGCTGGTTCTCACTGTATTCTGTATCTCTCCGCCATGTATTCTTAATCTCTTGCAGTATGGTCAGTGACACTGCAAACTTCACTGCATAGTTTTTCATCAGCTCATTTGCAATCCCGGCAGCGATCCTCGTCTTACCGCTTCCCTTTGTCCTCGACCAGATATACAGTCCCATGCCTCTTTCCTTCTGGCTCTCGAAATCATCCAGATAGGTTTTTATGATTTTACAGGCATCTGACACCATCTTTTTACTTTCCTGCTTCCTGTATACATCCATTCGAAACGATCTCAGATCCATCCCACGGAATGCCTCCGGTATATCTGCAAATCGCAACCGCCTTGACATGACCGCTTTCTCACGGCATTTACACGGTACTGCTATTTCAACTCCGTCTTTTATTTTCAAGATCCACTCCCGACCTTCGCAAATTGGACACACATCAGAATCCTTGGAAGTCTCCGGTGTCTCCGCATTCCTGCATAAGTTCGTTGAGTGATTTTTCATGCGTTCCAGTATCTCTTCCAACTGATCCATCGTTCTCTCCTTTCAGGTACTGCATAAACAAGTTCTCTCGTAAAAAGTTCTCCGGCTTTTTAATATACCGCTCTGCTGTTTTCTCCCGTCTACATATATCTGCATAATTCTGTGCGGCCAATACCAGATCATCTTCCGGTACACCAGCCAGTACCGCATTGCAGTATTCTGTTTCAACAAGACAGCCAGTACACCGTTTCGGATAGACTGCGGCAAACTCTCCGAATTTTTCAATGGGGGATATAGGGGGTGTGTTTCTTTCCTTCTTTCCTTCTTTCTTTTCTTCTATTGTTGTCGTTAGTTTGTCGTTAGTTTGTCGCTTGTATGTCGGTTGCTTGTCATTCTGCTTGTCGGTTGTCTGGTATAAATCGTACTTAACTACTGTAAATACGCTAAATTTGTTTGTCGTTTTGCTTGTCACTTCGCCTGTCTTTTTCAAATGCGAAATTGCTGTGCGAATTTCACGGTCTGTAAGCCCTGTTTCGCCCGACAGTTTCCCGATGGACGAGACAAACGATCCACGTGGAATCGTTGTCCCTTTGAAATTTCCATCCTTCCAATTGGCTTTCAGCAACATATGGATAAACAGCCGGGTTGTATTAATGTCTGTGTACCACTCCCAATCCAGAAGTCCACGGCTCAGTTTTATGTAGTTGCCATCCACCAGATCACCCCGTTTCCAATTCCGATATTGTCACTTCTGTACGAGGATGCCATTTATCTACATCCACATAACTCCCATCAGTGGAAACAATGATTTTACAGTTATCATCCTTAAGGATCTCGTAATGTACCAGAATGTCATGCAATGCCTCATGCAAATTTGTCAGATCAACTCTTCTTCCAGTTGGCATATAATACACAGCTTTTACATTCACAGGGCTTTCAATGGTCTTTATATCCGGCATATATGCCCTGCATTCCTTTTCATACTTCGTGTAGGCTTCGGATGGGATGATAAATGGTCTGCCGCTCCCGGTAAATACAATCCTCTGGCTATTCTTTTTTGTGATCGGTTTCAACGGTATTGTAAATTTATACTCCATCGACATCCTCCAGATTCAGTTGCGCATTACTGTCTTTGATTTCTTCTGCCAGTACATACGGTGGTTCATAGTTTCTTACGATCTCAATAGCGATATTTTTCTGATTTCTGTGGATGCAGTTATATTTACTTACCTCGAACTGTCTTTTTAATTCCCGGTAAATATCCGAATACAACTTTCCACGAATCGAGCTGTCATGATATGCATTGCTGTTCTTACCACCCAGACAATCAATCACCCGCTTATTTACTTCCGCTTTCACATCATCTGCGTCCGATGGAAGCAATGGCAACGTTTCCTTGAAATCCTGCAAATCTCTGTTGATTGCATCAACTTTGCTGTCTACTTCTTTAAGAGCTGCAAACTCCATTTCTAAAAGCTGCATTGGAGACTTCGGTTTCTGAATAACATCTTCCATCTCATGAAAACGATTGATGTATTTTGCGGTGAACTCCGTACCTTTCACACCAGTCATTTTGTGAGCGATAAATTCACAGCCTTTCTTTGTGACCAGATAGCATGGTTGCTCTTTATTCTGACTATTTTTATATGTACTTTCTGTGAAAAAATCGGACTGTCCAATTTTGGCTTGTCCTAACTGTTCCACATAATTTCTGATATCTCTTAATAATTTGCTGTGGTCTTTTCCAACCATCTCCGCAACCTCAACTGAGGTAATTGTTTTCTGTTCTAAATTCAACTAAATTACTCCTTTCTCCCGGCACCATGGAAAGCACCGGGAAACCATGGCTTTCAAAATTCGTGATATCTCATTTTCTGCATGAATAGGTTTCTTTCTGCCATTTGGCAAGGTGTTTCAACCCTATAAATCCTTTACAACAATTCCATAGACCTTATACATCTCTCTGAACCGGATCACTCCAAGGCTGTGTGCCAGTGTGTGGTGTTCTCTGCACAAACAGATTTTTTTATAACTGGAATCATCTACTTTTGTCCTGTCATTACCCATTCCGATTGCATCCTCATGATGAATCTCTCCATCTTTTCCGCAGATTGCACATTTTTTGTGTAACAGGCAGTAGTAAAGATATCTTCCTATGTCATCTGTACGTTCTATTGCATTGTCAGAAAGCGGTATTCCGTTCTCTAGAGCAAATTCCAGTATCGTGTTGATAAATTCCCTCGCTGTGTCCATAGAACAGTTGGAAAGACTGAAATACGCATCACCGGTACGCATCATATGCTGATACTTCAATATCTCTTTCATTTCTTCTGGAAGATATCCTGTCCAATCTGAAATGTCTCTGATAGTTGCATATGCTTTTTTTCTCTGCTCTGCTGATATGTGCCTGCCATCATCAAACCTGATCTCGGCATTTCTAATTTTCTTTCTTTGGAACATGTCCCCAAGCTTCAGATCTGGAACAGATACAACCAAGTCTGTTCCATCTTTCTGCTCTCGGTATTGGTTAATCTTTACAAGTGCGTGCATTAGTTATCAACATCCTTTTTTCTGACATCATAAAGAAATACTCTGCGTTTCAACGATTCATTTCTAATGGATAATGCAACGATCTCACCATCTTTAATAATAATTTGTTCAACCTTGAACTTATCGTATGTGCTCCACTTATTATTTTTTTGTATAAGTGCAACATCCTTTGCAGGGATCCATATATATGGTGCAGTGTAAAGTTCTCTTCCAATTCCCCAGTTAAAGCAAGCACGCTTGAAAGAATCCGATGCCTGTCCTTTTTCTTTTTCCGTATATGATTCAGTTCCTACATCCTGCTTCCATACCCAATGATCGCCGTCTTCTGCCGGAAAATTAATACCTACATTGCAAAAGAGATTTCCATTAATTAACTCATGTTTTCTCTGCCATCTCTCTAATCCGACAGCTTCGTCCAGAATGCGCATATCACATCTGGCATCTTTATAAAGTAAAAGGCTGCAACCTTTCTCATTTACGGTCGCCACTCTGGCATCAATCTCTTTTTCTGTTAAAGCTCTAAATTCCATTATTTCTCCTCCACAATTCTGCTTGCCCACATATCAGCAAAATGTAACAACAGATACAATGGCGTTTCTTTACCGGAAATATCATATTTAAACGATCCATACAATCCATTATGCCAAAGGATAGCCTGCTCTTCTTCCTCTGTAAGCTTTATGAATCTTTCAGCGATCGCAATACTTCTCACTTCATGCGGAATATACAGAAGATCTTTATTTGTCTCATATGGTTTTGCTTCTGACTGTACCAATGGATATTCTCCATTTTCATCCTTTTTCCGGCTCTTAATCATATTAGGTACATAGTTTGGTTTTCCATAATCTCCCATCTTTCCAAGATCATGTAGCAAAGCACAAATGATAATGGCATTATGTGCTTTATCTGATAAAATTTCTGTCCTTTGTGTCAATAAAAATGAAATATCCTGCATGATTATAAGAACATTCCAACTATGTTTTGCTAAACCTCCCTCTTTTGCCAAATGGTTAGAACCCGAACACGGAGCCGTAAAAAATCCATCATTTTTCATGGCTGCAATCAAATCTTTCATTCCATCTCTTTCAGTGGACATAAGTTTTTCCACAATTAAATCTTCAAATTCTTCCATCTTTCTTTTATCCTCTCTTCCTCTGATTCAATATCTGCCATCTCTTCACGTCTGGCTTGTTTCTCATATAATCTGTGGCGGCGTTCTCTGTCCATCTCGTACTCTTCAAGCATATCGAGACTGTCCGGTATGTAATCACTGTACATTTCCTACCTCCACGGACTTAAACACGGTACCTGACCATTTCCTCTTTCTGGTCGTCTCCAATAATGATTTCCAGAACATTTTTGTCTAAGGTAAATATTCCACGAATATCTCCGTCTGCCGTAAGTCTTACACTTCCATCTTCCAGACCAAGGTTTTCAAGTAATGCCGATAAATCCTTAAGTCCGTCAATTAACTTTCCGGCATCCGTTCTGCATAATCTAGTTGCTGGCATTTAAAAATTCCTCCATTTCCATCTGTCTAAAATCTGTAGATAAAACCATGCATCTGACCGCTTTCTCACGCTGTTGATTCATGTACTGCTCGTCCCGGCATTCTTCACACATGTTTCCTTCGCCTGGATCTAAACTGCATCCACAGATTCTGCATTTTCTGTAAAACATAAAATCACACTTTCCAAAAACCTAACTACGTGTTACAATAAACGCAGAAATACTTTTGTATTCCTACGTTTAAATAGCACCTGCGTTCGCCAAAACATTCAGGGTGCTATTTTTTTGTCCTCAAATTCCCCAAGGAACTCAACATCAGCGTCAAGCTTGTCCTTCCGGCGGATCATGTAAAAGTATGCTTTCCGCTTCTCTTCCAGGCGGTTCTCCACATCCATGATCGCAACTCCAATAAGTGCAACCACCGCACCGAGAGCTATTGCAATCAGCAGAAAAACATAATACGTTCCATCCGCATCAAGCATTCCTCCCAGAAACATGATTCCAAGCCCTACCGCTATAAATACTTTACTGATCTGCTTCATTCTCCACCTCCTCGTTGCCTGCTCTCGGCTCGATACCGAGAAACTTGTCCAGTTTTGCCCGGAAGATAAAATACTGATAATTCTTAACCTTCGAAGTCGGTTTTATCACACTTCCCAGATCCCAGCGCCCGGCTTTCATCTGACGTCTGAGGTATTCCACGTTGCATCCGATCTCGGCGGCGGCTTCTTTTACTGTTAAGCGCTGGCTCACTCTCCATTACTCCTTTCTGTCCTACTTATTGGACTGTTGTTTTGGTATCTTCTAGTCAAGAAGTTTGTCAATTTTAACTTTTAGGATTTTTGCAACAGAATTAAGGTTTTCAGCTGATGGTGTTGAATTATTCCATTTGGAAATTGCTCCACTACTTAATCCTGCTTTTCTTTCAACAGCAGCAACACTCATTCCTTTTTCTTTGCAAAGTTCCTTGATTTTGTCATAAATCAATACGATACCTCCTTTCAATTTTTAGAAAATATTCAGTAAATCTATTGACTTATTACAGAAATTATTCTAATATACAGTTACCACACAAATATATTTATTCTGTAATGTTTTGATTTACCGAAAGTTTTCTGTGTTATGTCTATTATTATACAGAATCCTTTCTGTTTGTCAATAGCTTTTTACAGAATTTTTTCGGTAAAAGGAGAATTCTGGATATGACAACATTTGAACGCATCGAAGCTTTAAGAAAAGAGAAAAAAATTTCACAAGGAAACCTAGAAAAAGAACTCGGCTTTTCGAATGGTTCTATTTCCAAATGGAAGAAAAGCACTCCAACACCAGACCGCCTACAAAAATTAGCTACATATTTCGGTGTCTCAATTGAATATCTAATGACAGGAGAAGAAAATAAGGAAAACAATGAATCAAAATTAACCAAACGTGATACTAAGCAAATAGAAAGTATTATTGCTAACACCGAACAACTTTTGAAACAAGATGGACTTATGTTTGATGGCAATCCTGCAAGTCCAGAAGCCGTTGAATCTATCATATCTGCTATGCAAGTAGGTATGGAGATGGCAAAAAAACGCAACAAAGAACTTTATACCCCTAAAAAATACAAAGAGGATAAGTGATATTAATGGATATTCGCAATCTAGTGCAATCGTTAGTCAAAAAATATAATACAAGAAATCCTTTTGAAATTCTCAGACAAAAAAATGTGATATTAGTCTACGCTCCTCTTAATGGTGTGCGCGGCTTTTATCAATATTTTCAGAGAAATCACATTATATACATAGATGAGAATTTATCAGATTCAGAAAAAAGATTTGTATGTGCCCATGAACTAGGGCATATGCTGTTGCATAAAAAAGCAAATGCGCTTTTTATGGATACTCATACATTTTTTAATACTGAAAAATATGAAGTAGAAGCAAACACTTTTGCTGCGGAATTATTAATTCCAGATGAATTAATTTTTGAACATCAAGATATGCCAGCAGATCAACTTGCCCGGCTTGCTGGATATAACGAAAAAATCATGGATTTTAAAAATGTATTCCATTAAAGGAGTTATGTATGAATAATATTGGAAAAATCGATGTGTTTTATATACAAAATAAATATCATATAGGATTTGATTATGCTCAAAATGTAATTAATAAGCTGGTGAATATCGGATATATAAAAAAGACGGATACAATATATTATTTATTATTGCAAACCGAATCTACTATAGATACCTACGTACGCACGCATTTAGACGAATTACGACCAGATAAATATATTGAATACGATATAAAAGATAATGGGAAACGTTCGTTAAAAAGTAAAGTTGATATCAATTTATCTTACTATGCTCTCATTATTCCGGTATTCATAAGACGACTTTTATTTTCAATACCAGGAACCATTTTATATTTATTTATAATTTTTCTACTGCGACATTCTGAAGTAGACGGTCATCCGCTTACCATCGCACAATATATATACATTTGTATTTTTTTCTATATCATAATCGGAATACCAATTAATATAATCACTAGGATTATTGAATGCACTATTTTTAAAATAAAGTTTAAAGATTTAAAGCTTCAACCTAAAAATTGGTTTTTCTTAAGAATAAAGAAAATTTACGAAATATCACGGCTTTTATATCCAGAGAAAAAACTGGTTATTCCAAATAGCTATGAATCAACAATTAATAAATTAAAGACGATTTTAAAAGAAAAAAAGGCATTGGCTGAACATTATGCAAATATTGCAAATACTACAACAGATGAAAATGAATTTTATACAGCAATAGGTAGTTGTAAAGAAACATTGGAGTGGATGTCTCAATTTGAAAAATATGATGTTTTTATTAATGAGAACAAACCATCCGATGATATAAAGAGTATTAACGACGGAATGCAATCATCAGTTGAAGCCTTGCATAATCGAGTTGCAAATAGAATTTCGAAGCCAGTTGAACAACAAACCAAAAATGATATTAGTATATTAGAAAAAGTTGATTACATGGAGGGGCACAATTTCGAATATTTTTGTGCTGACCTATTAACGCAAAACCACTTTTCAAATGTAGAAGTCACTCGAGGAAGTGGCGATCAAGGCGTTGATATTATTGCCACCAGGGATGGCATTAAATATGCCATTCAATGCAAATGTTATTCACAAAATATTGGAAACAAAGCAGTTCAAGAAGTTTTTGCCGGCAAAACATTTTATAATTGTCATGTCGCAGCCGTATTAACAAATCAATATTTTACATCAAGTGCTCAAGCATTGGCTGAAAGTAATGGTGTTCTACTCTGGGATAGAGATAAACTAGAGGAAATGATAAAGAATATGAACTAAAGGAGTTGCTTTCAATAAAAAAAACGTCTCTCACCGAACTGATGTTTGATTATTGGAGGTACATATGATGCAGGAACTGAACTATATTCGTTGCGGTGATTACTATATTCCCGATATTCGCTTACCGAAGGAAACCAGACCTGTTGGTCGTTGGGGGCGTATGCACAGAGATTATATCAAGGAGCACAACCCCATCCGCTTCAATGATCTGTGTCTTAGCGGTGAAGTGTGGACTTATCTGGCTCATTTGAACGAGCAGGCACAGAGCCGCCTTGAACTTATCATCGAGCAGATGAAGGCATCTGAGGGCGTGACAGAGGGCATGAAGCAGCACAATCAGATGACATGGGTTAGAGCTATGAACAGCATCCGCAACCGAGCTGAGGAAATCGTCCTTCGTGAAATGATCTACGAGGAGGATGCCGTATGAGAAT